CGCGCGACGACGAGGAGGTCTGGTTCGCGCTCGGCGTCGGCGAGTACTGGACCGATCGCGAAATGACGGCCGAGGCGATGCGCGATGAGGCCGTGCTGGCGCTGCACGCTGCTGACGAGCTCGGCGGACGGGTCGTGGTAACGGTGGGCGAGAGCGCGTGGCACGGGTTGGAGTTGACGGATGCGCCGGTCAGTACGCCTCCCACGGACGACACCGGCATGTAACGGCCTGCTCGGAGCGCCTGTGGTTGTGCAGGACGGCCAGCGTGAAGCCCGCGGCGAACAGCCGCCGCAGCGCCTCTCGGTTGTACTCGACGCCGAACACGTCGATGCCCCATCGGCTGCCGACGCCAGCGATGAACCGCCAGCGCTCCCAGCGGCCCGCGAAGATCTCGTTCAGCAGCGAGTCGACCCGGTGCTTCGCGGCGCGATAGGCGCGGTCCGCGTAGCCCATGGTCGACGCGATCGTCATGCACGAACTCGCAGCATCGCCGTCCGATGCTCCGGCTTGGGCCACAGCGTGTCGTGATGCGACCAGATCGACCCGTCGCTCGCGATGATGCCAGGCTCGCGACCGTTGGGGCCGCGGCACTGGCAGACGTCCAGCAGGGCGTAGTCCGGGTGGTCGTGGTCCCACTCGAGGCAGCGCGATACGCCGACGACGATGCCGATGTGGCCGATGAACACGTGGCCCTGCAGGCGGATCGTCGGGTACGCGAGCAGGACGCCCGGCGCCGGCGTGAATACACGCTCGAACAGCTCACCGGCGTGGTCGGCGTCCTCGATCGCGCTGTTGCAGTTCATGTCGTCGCTCACGGTCGCCCATGCGCCTCTGTTGAAGCCCGGACGGTGGCGCTTGATCCCGTAGACCTCGCACACCGCGAAGCCGAAGCAGTCGCGCGGCTCGTCGCCCTTGCTGGTGATGTCGCCTGTGCCGAGTGTGTAGACGCCGCGCCCAACAAGGGCACGCGCCTGCGCGACGGCCTGCGCCGCCGTGTACAGCGGGCGCGGTCCAGTGCTCACGGCAACCTAACCTCGGCCCCGCCGCTCAGCCGCGCGAGCACAGCCTGTCCCTGGACCACGACGTCCGGCTCGCCACCGAGCGACGCTACCTGGGGCTCCGGCTGCTTCTTCAGCGCGTCAAGGAACGCCGCCACGGCGCACGAGCCGACCTCCTTGCCGAGCGCCAGCGCATCCTTCTCCACGGCGCCCCAGTCGACCTTGCCCTTGGTCGCCGCAAGCGCCCCGTAGCGCGCCACCGCGGCGAGCAGCGGACCGGCGTACTCCTTGCCGCAGTCGATCACCGCAGCCTTGCCGGCGTGCGCGTACTCCTTGGCCTCGGCGCACCCCGTCACGCAGGCAACGGTGCTGCCGATGGCCCCGATGAACATGCAGCACATCAGAAAGGTGAGAGCGATCTGCTTGTGGAGATTCACGATGCACCTTCGATCGTCCCGCTCGTGACGCCCTTGGGCGCGTTCGCCGCAACGGTCGCCGCGCTCTTGCCGACATCGGCAAGGCCCTGACCGCCGACGTACACGAGCAGGGCAGCGAAGATATGATCGAGCGCCGCGGGGTCGATATCGAAGCCGAACCGACCCGCGACGTACACGACGATTGCCGCGAGCGCGGCGAGAAACTTCTTGCTGGTCAGCAGTTCTGCGAGAGTTGCCTTCATGGCGCCACCGTGCTTTCCGTTGCGACGTCCGCGTGCGCGACGGCCATACACGACAGCGCGTCGAATCCCTTCCAGACCGCGGCGATCCAGAAGATCGACCACGCCCATTTCTTGATGCATTGCAGTCTCATGGTGTCGGTTCCTTCTGCAGCGCCGCTGGGCGCCACTCGTGACGTTCTTTCTCGACGGCCCGCAGCCGGTACTCGGTCTCCGTCTCCTTCGCAGACCGGTTCCAAATCGCGTTGCCGACCGCAACCACTGAGCCGACCGTGGCGATCACAACCATCCAGATCACCTTGTCGGCCAGCTTCCAGCGCCCCTCCACCTTGGTCAGCCGATCGCTTTGCTCGCGCGCGGTGTCGATGTGCTTCTGCTCAGCAGCGGTGACCCGCGCGACCAGGAGCGACATCTGCCGCGCCTGCTCGGAGATTGCCGCGACCACCTGCTTCTCGACGTCCTTCGACCCCGAGCGCTCCTTCTCGCGGTGCCGCGTGACCGCCCGCGCGAGGTTGAGCAGCAGAACGTACGGGTCGTCCGACGAGCGGCGCAGTCTCTCAGCTTGCGCATAGTCGTCCGCGTCGAGCTGGCCGTTGAGCAGCAGTTCAATGGGCGCGGTCACCTCGTCGCTCGGCTCCGGCATCACGGACGGCACTCCGCTGACCCAGCGCTTATGCCGGTTCCGCTCGCTGTCCGACATCCGCCACGCGCGCGGCGAGGTTCCCGCCCGCGGCGGCGTGGGTTTCTGCTCGAAATCGTCCTCGTCGTCAGCCATGGGACCTCACTGCGCGCACGCGTCCTTCGGGGTGAAGCGAAACACGCGCCCATTGACGAACGTGGTCCCGTACAGCGCGCAGTCCGATCCGCGCACCAGGCCTCCGTACGGATACCCAGAGTCGAACCCGAAGCTGTGCAGCAGCCGGAACCGCGTCCCGTCACGCGCGATCTGATAGACCCCGCCCGTGCCGCTCGCGCCGCCGTACAGCGCCGTGCCGTAGAGCAGCCCGTCACAGCCCTCGACGAGGTTGCCGTTCGGCATGGCGCCGGTCGTGTTGCTGAACCGGATCGTCGGGCCCGGCACGTTGGGCGCGACATCGTCGAGCTCGCGCAGTACGCGAATGCTGGCGTCCAGCCGCACGATCATTCCGGTGCCGGCCGGCCCGCCGATCTCGCGCGGGACCAGCAGCGCATCGCCGACCAGCACCGGCGCCTGAATCTGCGTGTTGTCGTCGCAGCAGCGCGGCTTTCCGCTGTCGGGAAATGAGTCGACCACCGTGATCGCGAGCGTCTCGGGATCGACCGTGAAGTACGTGCCCTTGCCAGCCGTGCCACCCCAGTCGGTGACGCCGTGCAGCTTGCCGCGGGCAAACGTGAGGCCACCGCGCGCGCCGCCGACGGCCGCGGGAATCGGCTCGTAGGTGAAGTCGCCCTCGGACCAGCACCACACCGCGCCGGTGCCGTATCGACTGCCAGCCTTCGAGGTGCCGCAGACCCGGCCATCGGGCGTGACCGCGACCGTGCCCATTGGGAACTGGCCGTCGAACGCCCACTGCGCCGACGGGAAGTGGTGCAGTGCCTCGAACGCACCGCCCGTCGGGTTGTAGCGGAACAGGACGCCTGCGCCGCGGAGGCCGCTGATCTCGGGCGTGCCACCCATCTGCGTGATCCCGTAGAGCCAGCCGCCGGGGCCGACCACGAGCGATCCGTAGGGGTGGTAGCCGTCGTAGTTGTGGTACGCGTCGTCGAGCTGCGTGAAGGCGTGCTCGACCTGGTAGCCGCCGTCGCGGCCGACCGAGAACAGCGCGCCCGGGCAGCGCATCGTGTGCTCGGTCGTCGGCCAGTTCGAGCTCGAGTTGCAGTAGTCCGTGCCGTTGGGTCCGCCCTCGCCGGCGAGCCCGTACAGGCGATCGCCGACCGCGACCATGGAGCCGCGCACCGAGTTACCATCGGCGCCGAACGTGTGGAGCCAGGTCAGATCGGACTCCTCGAGCGTGGCAACGAGCGTGGCGGTAGGGGTCGAGGCTGGGGCGGTCCAGCAAGCGGCGAGGCAGAGCGTGAGTGCGATGTGTTTCATGGTCATGGCTTGAATGCGATCACGGCGTCGACTGCGAGGACGTTGACGTTAAAGGACACGCTGGCCGTGCCGGTGCTTCCGGCCGTGGCCTTGAAGCCCTTCCAGATCGAGATCAGGCCCCAGTCGCCGTCGGGCATGTTCGTCGAGAACTCGATCACCTTGGCGACGTTCGTGAGTCCCGCCGCAGTGAACGACGTCACGGTCGGATTGGCCGTGAAGGTCATACCGCCAACGATGTACAGGATCAGCTCGTTGGCCGCGGTCGTCGTCACCGCTGAGATCGTCTTGGGCCCAGTGCTGTTCGTGTTGAACACGTCCGAAGTGCTCGTGTCGACGGCGAGGGTCGCGCCGTTGGGGCCGCGGACCGTGATCCGCTTGAGCATGTTCTCGATGCCGTTGGTGTACGTGCAGGTCACCTGCGGCGGCGATCGGTCATGGCTGTTCGCAACGGTGTCCGTGGCGATCTCGCCGACCGGGACCTTGCGCACGTTCACGTCCCACGTCGCGTTGATGATGCCGGCGGTGGTCGTCTGCTCGATGATCTTCGTCCATCCGGCCGGGTCGCTGATTGTCGGTACTCCAGATGCCGTCCCGCAGCCGCTGTGCCCGAACAGCACCTCGAAGTCGTTATCCTGCGAGCCCTTATACGCGTCAGCCGTGAGCGTTGCCGTGTTGCCGAACTTCGTCACGCCGAATCCGACGACATCGGGGAACGTGGTCACAGCAACCGGCGCGATCGCAAGCATCTCGCGCGCGGCCTCGGCGACCTGGGTTCCGATCGTCAGACATGACGGGTCGTCCCAGTGCGAGATGTCCGGCATCGTCGCGTAGTCGACATTCGGCATGAAGAAGTAGCTCGGCGCCGTCGCCGAGTACGCGAGCATCGCCGTGCGCACTGTGTTGCGAAATGCCGTGTTCGTCGCGAGGCTCAGCAGCGGCCAGATGATGACTGCTTGCGGAAAGTCCGCGTGCAGCTGCGTGACCATCGTGCCCATGTTCGCCTGCATGTTGCCGGCGGGCCCCGCATTGACACTGTCGTTCGCGCCGAGGTCGCAGTAGATGACCCGGACAACTCGTCCGGTCGACGCCTCGAGCGCTTTGAGCCGAGTCTTCTCGATCGTGTAGAAGTTGGAGCCGACGGTCGGGAAGTTGGCGGTCGGCAGCCAATGCGACTGCAGTTCCGCCGCCGTGATCGCGCAGACGGTCACGTAAGCGAAGGCGGATGAGATCGCGTAGAGCTGTTTGCCGAAGGTGATCTCGGTGCCGAACCGCTGCGCTACGCCCGAGGCCGCATGCGATCGCAGAGGTACGGGACCAAACAGAGTTCCGAACGACCCGCCTGGTGTGTCGACGGGTGTCGCGCCGCCAGTGTCGGCGATCTTTGAGTTGATGGTCACCGCCGTGAAATCGGTGTCGACGCCGTGTTCGAGAATGCGGTTCGTGTTTGCGCTGTTGCTCGTGCCCTTCGTGATGCCGTTGCTGTCCATGATCAGCGCGGCGATACCGGGCTGCAGTGCGCCCAACGCCGTACCGATCCCGACGCCAATCTTCGGGCCGATTCTCAGAGAGCGAAAACCGAACGGCACCAGATCACATCTTCCCGTGGCTGCTCACGCGCAGTGGGCCGCCGGTCGCGCCGACGACGACCTTGACGCGCGTGCGATACGCCGCAGTGTCGGCGACATTGAACCTCGCGCCACCGAGCCCTGCCCCAGTGGCCGCAAGCACTCCGTTGGTGGCGCTCCATCCGGTTCCATCGGCGCCGACGAACGCCGAACTTGGATCCTCGTCGACCCATTCCCCGACCGTGGAGCTGAAGTTGGTGACGTCCAGCTCGCTGTGGTCGCAGTCCTGGACCGTCGCCGACGTGATGATCAGACCGTTCGCCGCTGCAGCGCTGGCGTACGCGGTGATGTGCCCGCTGATGATCGGGGCATCAGGGCCGCCGAGGATGTAGTAGTAGGTCTGGCCGGCCGCCAAGGGATACACACCCCGCGCGGCGTTACCCGTCGTGTCGGGGGGGACGAGGACACCGCTGCTGTCGATCGGCTGGACGTAGCGCCCGCCGGCGCGTGGCATTCTGGACATGGTCGTTACCTCATTGCTCGACGGTCACTCGCCGTCTGGTAAAGGGCGGTCACATTGGAGTTCCCGGCGATCGACGGCGCAGGAGGCTGCGCTTGTGCGGGCGCCGCGTCGGTGATCGGCGATGGCGCATGTGCGGTCGCCAGGATCGCGGCGTGCTCGGGCTGCAGCGAATCGTCGAGCGGGATCTTGAACACGAGCGACCCGCGGAGCCGCTGCTCGTACGGGACCGGCTTGCCCGCGTCGCCGATGCGCTCGATCAGCCGCTGCTGCGCGAACTCGAGCAGTTTCGGGAATACTGCGCTTGCCGTCTGCGCCTTCGCGGGCGTCGGGTCAACGAACACCTGCGTCGGGTCGTGGACCACGGACAGGCGCTGCGCGACATCGTAGGCCGCGGCGGGCGACGGCACCCACTCGCGCTTGGAGTAGGGGTTCGGCGGCGGTGCCTTGGGCATGACCTTGTTGAGCGCCTCGAAGCGGGCCATCAGATGCTGTTCGGCTGCGGCGATCAGGTCCGGATCGGCCACGCCGCGCATCTCCTTGCGCACCAGCTGCGTGACCAGATCGGGGCGCGACACCGCGTTGGCGATCTCGCGGATCCGCACCGCCGCCAGCTGCTGCGCGTTGGCGTTCTTGGGCGCGTCTGGCTCGCCGTCATCGATCAGCCGGTGGCCGAGCACGGTAGTGGTCGCTACCATGCCGCCGCGAACCTTCGGCGCGGTCTCCGCGACGAGGCCGAGCGTCCGGTCGACCGCGTGGGCGATCTTGTCCTTGGTCTTCGCAACCAGCGCCGCGGCGCGCGCATCGCCTGTGGCGGGGATGCGACCCACGAAGCGGCCCGCAGCGGCCTTGATGGCGCGGAACTTCAGATAGGCGCCCAGGAAGGGGCCGATCACCGGAATGTCGTGCGGGTGCGGGATGCCCGGCACGCCGAGCTCGCCGGCAACGCCGATGGTCGTCAGGACAGAGCCGAGCGAGCTGGTCGATGTCGGCGCCGCGGTCGGGGCCTGCGCCCGTGACGCGCGCGCCGCCGCTGCGGTATCGGTCGCCTGCCGCGCGCCGGCCTTGGCCTCCATCTCCGCGAGTCGAGCGCGCTGAAGCGCCGTGTCCGCGGTGCCTCGAGCAGCCTTGGCCGCCTCGAGCGCCTGCGCAGCGGTCGGCGGCAACGCGGGCTGTCCGGCGTACTTGCCGTACTTGGCCTCGAGGTCCTCCCATGATGGGCGTGACGAGGCAGCCGGAGCAGGCGTCACGGGCACTGCAGTCGACGCCGAGCCGGCCGCCATCTTCGCCTCGGATCGCTTGCGGCTCTCGCTGACCACCGTACGGGGCCGGCCCTGCGAGTCGACGTGGTCGTCGATCGCGCGCGTGGTCCGGTCCATCGTCTTGCGCTCTGCCGCATCCTCAGCGGCCCGGAATGCCTTGGCCGCTTCCTGCGCCGCCGGTGGCGCGTCAGGCCCGAGTGCTTCTGCGAGCCGCGCGCTGGACTTCTCGTACTTGGTCGCCGCCTGCGCTACCGCCGCGACGTCCTCGACGGCGCCGGGGCGCTTGCCAACGGCGGTCAACTGCTGCTCAATCGCGTGGACTTCGCGCTCGGCCGCGACCTGCTCGGCCGGCGACGTGGCTGCCGCAGCGCGCTCGACCGCGGCCTCGTGAGCCTGCTCGAGCTTGGCAACCGAGAGCGGGTGAGCCTCAGCGCGTGCCGCGCGGAACGCCTTGCCGGCCGGGGTCTGCGTCTCGCTCTGGACGATCTTCTGCCCCGTGGACTTCTCGACCGAGTCGTAGATCTTGGTCCCAACGCCCTGCTTCTGCAGCGCCGGCTCAATGTTGATGTGCTCCGGATAGAGCCCCTCGCTGGTGTGGAGGAATTCGGCGGTGCCTGCCGTGACCTCCTCGCCGTCGCTGAGCGTGCGCGTGAGCGTCACGGTCGTGCGCGGCTTGCCGCCTGGAACGAGCGGCTTGGTCTCTGTGGTCAGCTTGAGCTTCGTGCCACCGGCCTCGATGTGCTCGACGGTCGGTGCAGATTGCTTCGCAGCAGGCGCGGCGACTGGCTCGTACTTCTCGCCTCGCTGCACATAGGTCAGCCGGTTTTGGAGCCCCGAATTGCCGATCGGCCCTTCCGGGATCCCGGCCTCGATTTCCTCCTTGGAGAGCCGAACATGGCGTCCGTCCGGGCTGTCCATCGACCAGATCTTCTTCTTGCGCAGGTCGTAGAGCGCCTTGTCGAACTCCTCGCGCGGCATGTCGGGCAACGCCTTGCGGAGGTCGGAGACCTTGACGTAGTTGTGCCCGCCAGTCTTTGCGTCGATCTCGTGGAACGCCTGGTCGAAGCGTGACGCGAAGGACTGGGGCTCAGTCGCGGGCGCTGCGTCCGGCTTGGTCGGCCCAGCCATCTCGGCCCATTCACGCTCTACCTTGGCCAGCGCCTTCGCGTGCGACCCTTCCTCCTTCATTGCCCGTCCGATGTTCTGCGCGACGTACGCATCGCGAGTCTTCGGGCGCGTGAGGTTGGCGAAGAACGCAGCACGTTCCTCGTCGGCCATTGCCGACCCCGCGTAGTTCTTCGCGTTCGCCTGCGCCCTGAAATGCTCGCTCGCTGCCGCTGTTTTCTCCGCCTTCGCTGCGGCGTACTCCGCTCGAGCCGGCGCGCCCATCGCCTTCAGGTCAGCGCCCGCGCCGAGTTGCGACTCCATCGAGCGGAGCTGGCCGGTGAGGGTGTTGGTGGCGGCACCGTGCGTCGCCTGGCCTGCACGGCGCTGCATGTCGAGCAGGGACTCGAGTCCGGTTGGGGTCTCGGTCGGGGCGGTCGCGTTCGGCGCCTTCGGCGGCTCGTCCGGTTTTGGCTCCTGAACCTTGCCTGACTTGATGTCCTTTCGACGTTGGTCGATGCGGTCGAGGTCGTCGTTGATGGACTTGATCTCGGCGCTCTTCCTCCCCTCCTCGGTTCGATCGAGTTCTCGGCGACGGTCGTCGAGTCGCATGCCGCGCTGTTCAAGTTCTGGCAGCGTTAGTTCGTCGATGGTCTTGGCGTTTCTTCGATTGACCGCCGCCACGACCGACGCCTCGCCTTCCGCGGCCGGACCGGCGGTGACAAACACGACTCGGCCGCCGTCGTGGTCGACGACGCGAGTCACCGTGTACTTGGTGTTGCGAGGAAGAAGGATCTCGCGCTCGGCGCCGAAGATCTCGGACGGGACGGGCGCCGCCGGGTACCCCTGAGGAACCAGAATACGAAGCTCTACTCCCTTGCGCACGCCCATCCCTTGCGCGTAGCTGTTTCCTACGTGTGGCATCGCCGACGTCGACCCGAACCCGCGATCGACGATCGAGTCACCGACGGCGACGTCGTTCCATTCTCTCGTGGATCGAGTCCCAGACACGCCACGATGGACCATCATGTCTCGTGGCGCCGGCGCGCTTGCGATACCGGCGTCGAGGACCGGGACAGCGTCTCGCAGCTCCGGCCTTCCGATTCCGGACAGCCCCTTGCCGGCTCGCAGCGGACCGTTGACGTGGCTGTATGCTCCGTTAGAGGTGTAGACCTGCATCGCCCGCTCGGCTTCGGGCGCCAGCGACTTCTGCCAAGATTTCGAGAACGCCTCGAACTCGTCTTCGTTTAACGTCGACGGCGCGCCCGCGCCCGACTCGATCCTCGCCCGTGCCTTTCCGGACGCGAGTTCCTGCCGCCGCGCGACCGCTTCGTCCCACTGACGGGACAGCTCGACATACTCCTTCGATCCGGACTTGCCCTCCGCCGAAAGCGCGTCCAGTCGATCACCGATGCCCTTCTGGGCCGCCGCGACATCCTCGACAGTAGCGAGCGACCCGAAGTCGACCGCGGCTGGCTTTGTGGTCGACGTCCCCACCGGCATCGGCGACAGTTCCGACGTGACGGACACCTGTGGCGGCTCGTGCGGGCCAGGCGTGCCGAGCGCACTCCGCTTGCCGGCCACCGTAAACTCGGCCGGTGTGCCCTCTGCGAGCTTCTTCTTGCCCACCGCGGTAACGTCGCCCGTTGCAGCCTCGACAACCGACGGCGGCCCTGGTGCCTTGACGTTGCCCGGGTCGTAGCCCCGCATTCCAGGCGGGCCCCACTCGGCAATGGGGACTGCTGGTCCAGTCGCCTGCCCGGTGGTCAGTTCGATCGACGACGGGTCGAGTCGACGGAGCACATCCTCGAGCTCGGCGCGTGCCGCATCGTGCTCGGCCACGGCAGTTGACAGTTCCTGCTCTGCGGCTGGGTTCAGGGGCACGCGATCCGGCGTACCGGCCGTGATGTGGCCCATCGCCATCTCGGCGTTCGACTCGTGGACGATTCGGATCGCATCAGCGAGTTCCGCTGGCTTCGCGGCAGCGATATCTGCGTCGGTGAGCCCCAGCCCGTACAGTCCCTCGCGAGTCTGCTGGTCGATGGCAGGCGCGGCTGGCGTTTGGGGCGCAACAGGGGCGGCCTCGTACGCCGCCTTCGCCGCGTCGCGTACCTGGTCGCGTTCGACCGCTGCCGCCTGGTGCGTGGCGTCGATCTGCGGAGCCGCCTGCTCGGTCTCGACGACCGACAGTTTCGCGCGCTGCTTGGCGATCTGCGCCTGCTCGCGCATCGCCCTCGCCTCGGCCAGCTTCGCGCGCGCGATGTCCGCCGCCGCGTCGTTGGCGTCAAACGCGGCCTGCTGCGTCTGCTTCCATGCAGCCTCGGCCTCCATCGCGGCCTTGTCGGTACCGGCCGCGCGCGAGAACAGCCGCCGCGCCGCGATCGTGCCCTGCTCGATGCCCAACGCCGCAGCGCCGCCCGCCACGCCGAACGCGAACCCAGGCCCGAGCGATGCGGCCAGTCCCTCGGCCGACAATTCGCGATCGCTGAGCGCCGTGTCCGACAGGTACATGCCGGCGTTCTGGACCGAGCCTTCGATGCCGCCGGCGACGAGCTGACGTGCGACGCCTTCAGCGCCACCAAGAGCACGACCTGCGGCGACGGTATCGGCTGTGGCGTGCCCAACGAGGCCGGCGGGGCTGAGTCCGAGCAGCGAACCAGGCGCAGCGAGCGTTGGCGCGATGGCGCCGATGATCTGACCGGCGCCGCCCGCGATCGGGTGGGCCTCGCGCTCCGCGGAGAGGCGTTCGCCTTGGCCCTGGTTAAGGACCCCCTTGAGGAGATAGTCCGACCCGCCGAGGGTGATCCCGCTGAGAACTCCGGTCGCCGCGGCGTTGACGCCACCAAGGACGCCGCGGTCGGGCGACCCAGGCGAGGCGATCGCGGACGCTGCCCGGGCGCCCTCGACGGGCTCATAGCCGACGTAGTTGCCGACCTGCTCGTCGGGTACGTCAACAACCGCGCCGTTGGGTGAGCGGAGTAGCGGCATCTACTGCGCCCTCCGCCTGTCATAGGCCTCGCGGTTCTTGCGGAAGAACTCCTCGTCCGAGGCTCGCTCGGCCCCCATCGTGCGCTCTCGGCGCTGTGCATCGAACTGGGCGCGCTCCTCCGGCGAGAGTTCGCTGAGCGTTCGCTGTGGCAGCGGCCCGGTCACCTGCGGCGGCGCGATTGACTGCGAGAGTTCGGCCCGCGTCGGTTCGGGCAATGCTGCCATCACGTCGGCGAACAGCTTCGGATCGGTGTCGCGCACGAGCTTGGCAATTCCTGTCGCGAGCGATGGCCGATCGCCCTGCAGCGGCGCCGCGATCTTGCTGACGATGTCGGCGTACTTTGCGTGGCTGACCTTCGCGGACTGCGAGACCAGTGCGCGGATCTTGTCGTCGGTCTCCGGCGCGAGTCCGTAGGCGCTTGACTCGCCCTTGGCGTTCTTGCGCGCCGCGGCCTCGTCGAGTGCTTCGTCCTGCGGCGCCTGGATCTTCTCGGCCGCGGCGTCGCCGAGCGGATTCAACAGGTGCGTGAGTCCGCGCGAGATGATGCCGGGCTTCGCGTCGGCAGCGACCTCCTGCGCCGTCTTGCCCTCGGCCAGTTGGTCGGCCGGAGCTGCGGTAGCTGGATACCAAGTCGCTTTCACGCCCGTATTGCGGATCGCGACGTTGGCCTTCTGGACCAGCTCGTCGTTGAGGATCTTGAGCGAGGCGAGTGCCTTGCTCTTGTCCGCGAAGCGCGACAGCATGCTGTCGGTGTCGATGCTGAGAACGTCGTCGAGCGCCTCGAGCGCACGCACCGACAGTCGCTCGCCGATCGTCGACGCGTAGTTGATCTTGACGTTCTGGAGCCCGACCTTGGCCTTCGCCCACCGTTCGCGGTCGAACGAACTCGGGTCTCCGCTGAGCAGTTCCTTGGCGCTGTCGATGTCGTTGACGAGGTTCTGCGTCATTCCGACGACCTTCTGCGCGGCTTCGGCGCCGCCCTTGTTGAGCGCGAGCGCGACGTCGTTGACCTGCGCGCTGTCGCGTAGCTGCTGGGCGTACGCGTTCAGCTTCTGCGCCTGCGCTGGGTCCTTTGCTGCGCGTGCCGCTGCCTCAGCCTTGTCCGCGTCGGCGAGCTTCTTCTGCCCCTCGGGCGTGAGCATCAGATTGCCGGTCGCCGGGTCAACGATGCCCTGCTCGCTTATCTGCTTGGCGACCGCGTCCTTCGCGACGCCCTTCGCCGTGGCGATCTTCGTCGCGATCTCGTCGACCTCCTTCTGCTTCTGGAACTCCAGCTGCTGATCGAATCGCTTCTGCTCGAGATCCTGACCGCGGCGCTGCGTCGCATTCGACATCTGCGCGATCTGCAGCGTCTGCTTGCGCGCGAGTTCTGCGTCGCGCTGTGTCTGCCAGCGGTTCTGCGCCGTCGAGACGGTCTCGGCGGCTTTCTGCTGAAGGCCCGCGAGCGCCACGTCGGCATTCGCGCGCACGACGTCGCTCGTGGTCTGCTGCTTGATCGTTTCGACCTGCCGCTTGGCCTGCTCGATGTACCCGAGCCGGTACGCGTCCATCTCGGTCAGTCGGTCCTGCCCTGCCTGTCGTGCCATCCCGAGCGCATCGCGCTGTGTGGCCAGCCCCTGACGCTTGATGTCCAGGTCCTGCATCTGGCCAGCGACCTTGCGATCGATCGCCTTGTAGAGCGCATCGAGGCCCGGGTTCGTCAGGGCGCCGCCGTTCTGCTTCTGCATCATCGCGCCGCCGATCGCGCCGAGTGCCACGCCGATCGCCGCGAGGATTGGATGGTCGACGCTGCGATCGATCTTCGTGTCGGCGATCGCCTTGGCGTCCCGGAAATACGCCTCGGTCCGCGCCTGCATATCGCGCGCGTTGTCCTCGGCCGCCTTGCGGCGCGCCTCGAGCAGCCGACTGGCCTCCTGCTCCGATGCCGCCATCGCGGCGCCGACCTTGTCGGCCTGACTCGCGAGCGCCGCGCCCTGGCGCTGCGTGGCCGCCGCCTGCGCATCGTTCGCGGCGAGCTCGGCGTTGAGGCCGCCGGCTACGCCCATCTTGGCGAGCTGCTCGTTCGTGACCGGAGCGCGCGCTGGTGTGTTCGGCGGCCCCGCATCCGAGGCCTGCGTGGGCGACTCGACCGGTCCGAGTGGCGCTTGCGTCCCCGACGGCGCGACTTGGCTCGGTGACGTCACGGGCGCCGCTGCCGCGGTGTCTGGAGGCGGCGCAGTACGCTGTGCGATGTCCGCCTGGTCTGCAGGCGTCGACACGGGCGGGGGCGGCGCAACGGGGAGTGCGGGTGGCTGTGCGACCTCTGGCGGCGCCGGCGGCTTGAGCCCGGGGAACTGCTGGGCCAACTGCTGCGGCAGCGTGATCGTCCGCCCATCAGGCGTGACGAACTGCCCCATTGTATCCCCGAAAAGCGCCATCAGAACACCGGCCTCCGATACGGCGCGAGCGGGTCGTCGTAGGACGGCAGGGTGATCGGCCCGTTGACCGCTGGAGCCGGCGCCTGACCTCCGCCGCCCTGAGAAAGCGCCGACGACGCCCCGCCAGTGGCATACGCGCCCGCGACCTGCGCTCCGCCCGCGATGAGCCCGGGCAGGATGCCCTTGTCGCCGGCCGCGATCTGCGCGCGCTGGATCTGCGCGTTGATGGTCGCCTGATCCCAGCCGAGCATCTGGCCTAGCGCCTGGATCTGCTGCTGGTCGTTCATGCCGGTCTGCGCGAGTTGCGCCTGCAGGTTCGCGATCGCCGTCGCGTTGCCGGCCTGCGCGTTCGCCAGCGTTGTCTGCTGGTCCATCGCGCCCTGCTGGAGCATCGCCTGCTGGCTGAGCTGTGCGTTCTGGCCGGCCTGTGTGACGTCGCTGCCCAGGAGCGTGCCGTACGCCTGCCCCAGCTGCTGATTCGCGGCCTGCTGGTCGGCCATCTGCGCCTGCGCCGCCATCCCCGCGCCGGCCAGCCCGTTGTCCATCGTGTTGCGCGCGGCGGTGCGGTACGCGAGCGCCGAACCAGGACCGCGCGCCATCCTCGCCATGGCCTGCTGCGCGGCGTTCGCCTGGCCCAGCTGGCGATTCACGGCGAGTTCGCCCGCGCCTGCCTGCTGCCCCGTGGCGACGCCCTGGAGTCGGTTCGCGACGCCGAGCATGCCACCGCGCGACTGGTCGATCTGCGCGGTGCCGAGCTGCGACGGCGCCCCCAGCTGAACACGACCCGCGTTCACCGCCTGCGCGGTCGGGGCGGCGCGTCCCGCAGCGCCCTGCGCCATCTGGCCCAGCTGCGTTGTCGCTTGGTCGTAGTGCTGCAGCCGCGGATCGATGCTCTTGGTGGCATCGCCGCCGAACAGCAGATTCTTCGTGTAGTCGGAGCCGGCCGCGGCGTCGAGCGCAGTGCGTCCGCCGCCCAGTTCCGACATTCCGCCGGTGGCGATTCCGAGTCCGATGCGTCCCCAGTCGACCATTAGAGGCTCCTTGAAGTCGTGAATGGCTTGATGGCGTTCGCCTTGACCCCGCCGGTCAAAATGAGTTCGGTCAGTTCGAACGAGGCATCCGCGAAGCCCTCGGCCTCGAAGTCCTCGAAGCGGAACTGGATCGCCTGGCCTGCCTCGTCGAGGTGTAGTCGCCACTCGTAGAGGCCCGGCGCGGTACCGCCGTAGTTGCCGTCGCCGTAGTTGCCGTCGCCGTAGTTCGTGCCGGTGATGGGCTCGAGGCCGATCGTTGCGGCATTTGCCCCGGTGATCCATCCGGTGCTCGACGAGAGCCCGGTCGCGTCGTACCAGTAGCTATCCGTCCAGCCCGGCGTGTAGTCGGTCTGGTACTGGATGCCCAGCTGATGCGGCGACACCCACGTGCCGAGCAGGATGAGGTGCCAGATCCGCTGAAACCCGGCCAGTTGCGGCAGCATGTGGATCCACGCGGTCTCGAGCCGTAGCCGGATCCGCGCGTTGTCGTCGAGGTACACGCCGGGCGTCTCGCGGAACACGCGGCCGTCGGTTCGAAGATAGTGATACTGGCCATTCACCACTGCGGCGTCGAGGCCCTCGTGGTTCGTGAAGGTCGACCACTGCTGGTGATAGTGGTCGTAGAGCAGCGAGAGTCCCGAGTCGGTCAGGAACACGATCTGCGTGCGATCCGGCATGACCGTCGCGCGCCGCACCGTCTGGGTGTTGTACGCCTCGACGTTGGCGCCGACGTACGAGACCGAGCCGTCGCGCGCGAGCAGATAGATGCCCTTCGCGCTCTTGAACATGTGCCCGTTAGGCGTCAGAACGATCGACGATGGATCGGTGCAGCCGACGTCCGACGTGATGAGCTGCGGCGTCGAGAACCCGCTCGTTGAGGTGTCGCCGTTCGGCGCCGGGCCATCGCCCTGGAACAGGAAGATGCTCGACGCCTTCCAGATCACACCGCGCCCGTCCTGGAACGCGCCGGCCGTGATGTCGCCGCCGAACGGGTCGACGCCGATCGCGAGGTCGGGCGGGATCTCGAGGCCGTATCCTGGATCGAGCGGTTGCGAGTAGCGCAGCGTGAGCCCGTCGCTCGGGTCGGTGAAGAACAGCCTGCTCTGACCGCGGAACACGACCGAGCCGAGCGCCGACGGGTCGTTGCTCAGGATGCCGCCGTTCGTGTAGAGCGGCTCCTGCGTGCGCAGCGTCGCGTCGCTCATCCGGTCGATGAACGAGACGGTGTCGACGCTCGTCGAGTTCGCGACGTAACCGTTCGCCGTCCCCGCCGTGGTCGGGTCGAGCGAAGTGACGCGGAACAGCTCGGCCGTGTCGCCGGTGTCGGCCGCGAGCGACCGAGCCACGCAGATGCGCGTGTTCGTGCCCTGCGTGACCCGCAGCGTCGGTAGCGTCAGCGTGACCTGCGTGTCGCCGCCACCCATCGTGACCAGCGTGCCGATGCTGACCGGTCCGCGATGCACCTCGCCCTGGAAGTCGGTGCGCTCGTACCAGGCTCGGTAGAGATACGTCGTGCCCGACGTTAGCGACCCTCCGCCTGCGTTGACCGTGACGATCAGCTCGGGCCCGAAGTGGAACCCCTGCTCGGTCCACTGCCGGCCGTCGTAGTGCTGCGGACACGCGCCGGCGAGATAGAGCCCCGCGCCGATCTGCGCGTACTGGTGCGAAGCGTCGTTGTCGAAGTCGAGCGTGAACAGTCGGATTCCGGTCTCGCGAAACTTGTCGTTGTTCTCGCTGACCAGCCGCTCTCGGAACGGCAGCGCGACCGTCGCGACGCTGCCGACAACGGGTGCCGATGACAGATGCCTGCGCGGTGGCGCGCCTGCTGCCTCGGCTGGCGCGTGGCGACCGACCGAGATGCCGTCCCTGAGTCGCAGCGTGACGTACGTGTTGAAGTACGTGGTGTCGTGGACGAACGTCGCGAACGCCTCTCCGTCGATCACAAATGCTCGGCTCGCGAGTCCGACCGAGCGGATCGTCAGCGACGTGAGGGAGCCGTCGAACAGGCGCGTCGCGGTGAATCGGTTGGAGGCTGCAGCCGCGGCCTCTTCCCATGCGGTTGCCGTCGTCGTGGCATTCACGATCGCGAACGCCACGCGCTGGATGCTGGTGCCGCTGTAGACCGATCCAGCCGTGGACGCGCTGAGCGGCGTCGACGGGCCGCCGCCATTGAACAGCGCGAACGAGCCGGCCTGCGCCGTGCTCACGAACGCGATACCGATCACGTCGGCGTTCGCTCCGTCCACGTCGAGGAACGCGACCGCGAGTGGCGTGCTGGCGATTCGAACCGCGGCATAAGTCAGGACCGACGGGTGGCCGCTGGCCGGACTGCCAAGAACGCCCGACTGCTCGACGTAGCCGAGGCGGATGTTTGTGGTGCCGTTCTCGAACCAGGTGATCGCCGCAGGCGTGGCGCTGCGTCCGGTCGGGCAGACGTCGTACACTGGGTCGGCGCTGCTCAGGTCGTCGGTGAGAATGACCGGCGAGACCGCCGCGCTCGGCGCCGCGGGGTTGACGACGATCACGTAGATCCGGCTCGATGCCGAGACGGCGTAGTAGATGTGCAGGTTCGCCCCGCACGGCACACAGCGCGGAGAGATGCCGCTCGCATCGGCCTGTGTCGCAGCGCGGTAGATGCGCCCGCTCGTGGCGTCCTCGACGGACCACCACACGCCGCCGTTTGAGTCCTCCCACGCGGCGACGGTGACGCCGCTGAGCGTGGCGTGGTCGGGCTGCAGCTGCTGTGTGCCCGTCTTGACCAGCGGGCGGTCGCTGCCGACGACGCTGTAGACGGCGCCGGTGTCGCTCAGCTGGTCGGTGCCGGTCTGACGCGAGTAGCAGCGGTTGGCCGTGAACTCGAGCAACTCGCCCGGCTCACGAACGGCCATGCGGATTCGGTCAGTGACGACCGACGCGGAGCCGTCGACGACGGACGAGAGAGACTCGTAGCCGTTCCGCTTCTTGATTGAAGTGGCGCGCGAAAAAACGCCGTTCTCGAGAACGAGCAGCTGCGTCGGCGGAACGGCCTTCGGATCCGAGCGAGTTTCCACACCGCCGCGAAACGGCACATGAACTTCAACCGGCCGTAGCGCCATGCGGCACCCCCGATCGAACGTTCAGGTTGCGCGCGGGGCGAGGACGACTCAGTGTAGGTGCATGCTGAGAGCGTTGATGGCTGCGGTGTTGCTGGTTGGGTGTGCTACGTCGGACGGAGAGAGCGAAGTCGATGCAGCGGTCAAGTCGTGCCACGCGAGCGCACGGGATGCCTGCGAACGGATAGGGTACAGCAACAACGAGACGTGCCTCCTCGCGTTCGCGCAGGACTGCTCGCCAGAAGACGAGGCCGCAGCCAGTGCCGTGTGCCGCGCAGCCGATGGCCTGCCGCCCGGCGCCGAGTGCCGGCTCACGTGGCGGTGACATCACGGGCTCACCGTCACGGTGACTTGGTACTGGATGATCGTGTCTCCGGTCGTTCCACCGCCGGTGACGTCGATGCGATATGATTTGTCGTTCGCGACAGTGGCGGACAGTCCGGACTTGAACATCAGGATGAACCCAGGGCTGACCGCACCGTTGGTAGCCGCGGTTCCGATGTTCGCGTCCACGAGGCTAGCGTCTGTCTCGACCAATACAGCGCTGATCGTCCCGGTAGCGCTGGTTTTCTGGACCCTGATCGACCACGCCGTAATTACCTCACCGACGCTCACCGTCAGTGGCAGCCAGTTGACCCCGGTGGAGGTTCCAAGAGTGATGTAGCCGCCGCCGGTCGTCGCGCCGGTGTTGCGCGTCCCTCCGAGGCTGGACGGGACGCCGAACGTTGCCCCAAACGTCCGCGTCTCGGATGCCGACGCGGCGGTCACGACACCGGTCGAACTCAGGCGCATGACCTGCGTCGCTGCCGGCAGCGCACCCGGCATCGTGATGTCGTAGTCGGCCGCGAGCGCAGCAGGCGCCTTCAGCTGGACTCGGTGCCCGTTGCTGGTGAGGTTCGAGCCTGTCGTCGCGACGGTGCTCGTGCTTGTGACGGCGGCGTTGACCTGGAGGGCAGACGAGAGCGTCAGCGCGTTTGCAACCGTGTTGCTCGCGCTCAGCACGCCGCTCGAGTCCATCTGCACGAGGCTCGTCGAGCCTGGCGCCGCGAGCGGCATCGTGACCGTGTACGAGCCTGCGAGCGCGGCGGGTGCCGCGAGTCCGACGAAGATCGTCTCGCTCGTGCCGGTCTCGAACAGGCGCAGGTCGCCGCTCGCGAGGCGCGCCCAGCCGGTCCCGCTGTTCTGCTTGAACGTGTAGCGGTCGCCCGCGTCGTCGAAGTTCAGCGCGGCCGAGACCGCCACGTAGTCGCCGCCGATGCCGCCCGCGAAGGCGGCTACGTTGAGGGCAGAACCGTTGGTGAGGCGAACTTGGTTGCCGGAGTTCGAGCGCCAGTAGAGCTCGTTTGCGGCCAGCCCGCTGGTGCCGTCGCTGACAAAGAGCGACTTGTTCGTCGAAGTGGCCGCTACTGACGCGAACGAGATGCGATTCGCGGCCGTGATGCCCCATGAACTGTTGAGCGGAAGGTCGGCGTTGATGTTGATCGCGGCCGGCGTAATGCGAACGCCCTTGCCTGGACCATGATCGTGAGCGTCATAGTTTGCCCACGCGTCGTTGGTCTCGGACCCCCACACTCCGGCGTCACCGCCGAGCGTCGGCGTCACCACTCCGGTGTTTGGAAGCGTCGTGGTCATCTACCAAACCTCCACCCGCGCGCCGGGCTGCGCGGCGCCGACGACGGTGACCCAGACCTCGAGATCCGGCCGTGGGTTCGAGTCGCTGATCGCGTGCGCGAACGCGGCGTCCGCGACGGTCGCGACGAGCGTGTATCCCGCGGCGGCGCGTCCGAGCCCATGGCGCACCTTGTTGGTGCCGATGACCAGGTCCTGGGTGACGACGACGCGCGACCGAGACGCCTGCAGGCTCTGGACGGCGTCGCTCACCTGGTCCAGCGCCCGCGCAGTCTGCGGGTCATCGACCTGCACAGGACCGAGCGTGCGGAACGACGAGGGCCGCCTGATTGCGCGCCCCGCCATCACCGCCACCTCTCGTCACGGTCGATTTCCTGATCCCACATGCACTCGCGGATCGGGATGTAGTCGGGCTCCTGCGCCTTGCGCTGGCTCGCACCGGCCGTGATGACCGCGCGCGCCTTCTCGAGCTGGCGCTCCCACGCCGTGATGTCGCGCTCGCTGTTCGCCGCGAGCCGGACGAGCGCGCCGTAGATGACGAACTCTTCCCAGCCGTTGTAGAACTCGCGCGCGGCGCTCAGCGTCGGAGCGACCGGGGTGTAAACGAAGCGCAGCGTGTACACCGCATCCGGAGTCGGATACAGGTCCACGCCGCGATCGGTGGGGCGGAATGCGATGGGCTTTCCGCTCACCGAGAACGAGTCGATGTCGTCGATGCCGATCTGGTCGATGGGCACATACGACGACCCGTCGAGACGGCTGATCTTGCGGATGATCCAAGTGCCGGTGGGAAGCGCCACGAAGTCGACGGCCGCTGTGGTGGTCGCCGTTCCCGTGGTGTCCCAAAAGCCCTGGTTCGTCTCCGCGATCAGCTGATACAGCTCCGCCCACGCCGCTTGGATCTCGGTCGTCAGGTTCGCGTCCGGGAAGCGGATGCTCGAGCGCATGTCGCCGCGGAAGCGGACGATCGAGATGATGCTGGCGAGGGACTGGAGGCTCACGACAGCGTGCAGCCGTTCTGGTAGATCACCGACCAGGCCGACCCGGTCCACTCGAGGACGGCGCAGTCGCCGACCACGGTGGCCGACGCGACCACGCCGACCGCGCCGAGGTGCGTATACGCCTCGTTGATCATGCCCTTGAACACGCCATCGATGCTGCCGACCGGGATCGAAGCCGCCGTTGAGCAGGTGACGATGCACCGCTCACCGACCGCGCTGCCGTTGGGGAGCGCGCTGGTGCCGGTCGACGACACCGTGCCGGTCACCGACAGGCAGTAGCGGAGCCACAGGTTGAGGCCGGTCAGCACGGTCGTGCCGACCACCACGTTGTCCGCGGCGCCGCCGGAGCGCTGGACGCGCGTCGCGCGCCAGAGCAGGCCGGAAGTGGCCTGCAGTTCGATCGCTTGACCGACGTCCGTGAACGTGAAGGTAGACGAGCAGACGAACCCGGCCGTGGTGTCAGGGCTGGAGACCGTGACGGTACCGAGCGGCGTGGAGGCCGCCGAGACGCACACGATGCGCTTGCGCTGGCCTGCGACGGTCGGCGCGGCGAGCGTGTACGCCTTCGTGCCCGAGACGGTCAGCTCGGTCACGTAGGTGTTGAGGTCGAGCGCCCCGGCCGCGGAGACCGCATCCACGCCGCCGCTGAGCGCGGCGCGCAGGTGACCGATGGCCGAGGTGTCGAAGTTGCCGACGGCGAACAGTTCGGTTTCGGACAGCATGTTACGAGTTCTTTCCCGAGTCGCGAGCGACCCAGAGCAGGTGGATGGAATCGGTGGTTGCGGGGTCAGTGACGGTGTTGCCGACGCTCAGGCGGATCCGCCCCGTCTTCGCGGTGACGTCGAACGAGACCCAGCCGACCATGAGGCCGACGGTGGTCCCGGTGACGACGCCGATCGGGTTGCACTTGGGCTCGGGGAACGAGCGTCGAAAGACGATGTCGAAGAGGCCGGTCGACACGAACGTCGCCGACACGATCTCTCCGCCGCCCATGATCGCGCTGTCCGCGTTGACCATGCTGACGCCGGCACCGCCGCCGGTGAGCCGAGCCGTGGCGATGATCATGTCGGTCTTGAGACCGCAGACCGGCTCTTCGCGAGTTTGAGGATTCATGACCGGTCTCCTCAGGTGCTCGGGTTGATCTTCGCGTTCCAGTTCCAGCCCGGCGCCGAGCAGCCGACGTTCTGGTAGGACGCGAGACGGGCTTCCGCCGAATCCTCGTTCTGCGAGGGCTGGAGGCGGTTGCCGGTGTACGACTCGCCGAGCCAGTTGATCAGCTCGCCGGTGTACCAGACGGTCCACGTGTCGAGCTGCAGGCCGGTGAGGCGGTTCGAGGGGCAGTTGCGGTCCGGGTAGATCCGCACCGTGCGGCCACCGACGATCGCCTTGTAGCCGCTGAACCCGACGATGATGTCGCCGGTGTCCTCGCTGCGAAGCGACGTGGTGAGCTCGCCGATGATGCGCATCTTCGAGTTCGAGATCAGCTCGAGGTCGGAGAGCGACTCGGGATTGGCGAGGATGTGCGACGTCTTCGCGCCGTACTTGCCGGCCTTGCCCGTCGCTTTGATGATGACCTCGTCGAGGCCACCAGCGGCGGTGCCGTCGTAGAAGATGCCGCCCAGGTAGACCGGGGCGATCGCGCGGCTCGGCACGCCGTTGAACGTCGCGGCAAGCTTGGTTGCGCGGTTGTCGACCGGAAGCCAGTCCTCGATGCCCGCAAGGCAGGCGTTGTAGTCACCGCGCGGGAACACGAAAGACGAAGTCGTGATGCCGGCGATCTTCACGCCGAGGTTGTCGGCGACCGTGACGGTGCCGGCCTCGTGGTCGACCGCGGTGACGGTCGTGGTGTCGCCGCCGTCGAGCAGCGTGCCCGTGCCGTCCGTGGTCGAGAACTGCAGGACCTGGTTGATCTGGTAGTTGAACACCGCCGCGTTGTCGGTGAACGACAGCGTGGTCGTGTTCGTCGAGGCGATCGCGAGCTGGCCGATATTGCCGCCCTGGGTGCGGTACAGCCGGCGACCGATCTTCTCGCCGAGACTCTTAAAGCCGCGGTCGAACTCCTTCATGGAGCTGACGTACGCGTCGGACTTGCGGGCCGTCGCGAACAGCAGCTCGTGGTTCACCTGGATGCGCTGGTACTGCTTCTTGCGCGGGATGAAGAAGTCCTCGTACTGCGAGACGAAGTTGTCGGTCATCGCGTCGCCGAAGTCGGCGCTGGCGCCGCCCGGGTTGCCGAACTCGACGGGCTGGATGTACCGGCGCCCGCCGGCCATCGTTCCCTGCTCCTTCGCCATGAAGGCGAACAGGGGGTTCTCCCCGTAGCTCTGCTCGAGGATTCGCTCGGTGGTGTAGACTTCCTTGAGGAAGGCGTCTTGATTCGCTAGCGTATGTGCGGTCACGTGTTGTGCTCCTTGTGGGGAGCACCGCGAGTCAGCTACCGGATCGGTTCACCCGAGTGCTTGGCGATGAGCATGCGGACACGCTCCTTTTCGTTGCGCCATGGCTTCGCGGGTGTCTGCGTCGGCGCTGGCTGTGCTGCCGGTGGTGTTGCGGGTGCAACACTCGCGCTCGCGTTCGTGATGGTTCGGGGCCCGGTTCCCTGTGGCTCCGCTTTTTGATCCGTCGCTACGGTTGCTTGAGTTGGCGTGGCGGTGCTGGTCGGTGCCTTCTGCGTTGCCTTGCTGATCTTCTCGGCAAGGACTTGGTAGTGAGACTCGATCCGGCGGGATGCCTGATCGATCAAAGCGTTGTCCTGCTCGCGCGTGGTGGGGTTCGCGTACTCGCCGGTCTTGAGGCCGCGGCTGATCTCTTTCCACAGCAGGACCTCGGGCTTCATGCCGTCGAAGTCCTCGCTGAGCGAGCGGAGCAGCGGGTACTTGGTGACGTGGTCGCCCTCGCCGATCATGCGCGCGACCACCGCGGACTTCTGCGCCAGCTCCTGATCGACGGCCGGCTCGGCGGGCTTCTGCGCTTCCTGCGTGCGGTCGCGCTTGTCGCGAGCGAGCAGGTGCTTGACGCGCTCGGACTCGCGCTGGGCCTTGATGCTGGGGTCGAGCGGCACGCCCAGCTCTCGCTCGGTGAGGTCGTGGTAGAGCCACGTCAGGTGCTTGTCGACGTCGGGATGCTTGGGGTCGTCGACGCCCAGTGCGGTCGCAATGACCTTGCGGACGGCGCCCACCGAGTCGTCGATGATGGTCCGCTCGGCCTCGTCCAGGGCCTTTTCGCGCGCCGTGGGCTCGCCCCGGGCCGATCGACTGCGCAGCTGCTCGAGCTCGGTCACGAGCTTCTGGTTGTGCTCGGCGAGCCGGTCCGCGCGGGACCGGTGCTCGGCGATCGCGTCCTCGGTCGACTTGTCGGGGGCCGCGGTTGCCGCAGCGGTCGGCGCGACCTGCGGGGCCCCTGTCGGGGTGGCCGGGGCTGCGGGCGCCGGTGCCGCTGCAGCAGGCGGCGCATCGTTGGCGACCACGGCGGGCGGGTCGTCGGACACCGTGCCGTGCTTGTCGATGTTGTCGAGCATCTTCTGCGCGCCGGCCGGCAGGGAGCGACCGAGGCGCTTGCCGATCGTCATGGTCTCCTGCTCGACCGGCGCGTTACCTGTGGTCTCGCGGACCGGCTCGGAGAACCCGGACGTGCGCGAGCCGACGGTGATCGACTCGTGGAGCTGACCACGCGCGGTGTGCGAGTTGCCGACCGATGGACGCGATCCGCCGACGGGCGCAAGCTCCTCAACGACCTCGACGCTCATCGGTCACCCTCCTGGCCCTCGAGGGAGAGCGCCCGAACCCACGCTGGCATCGTCTTGCGCGGCAGGTTGCCGAGCGAGTCCTGCTCGCCCCAGTTCCAGTCCACATCGTCGCTTGGTGCACACTCGTACTGCTCGAACTGTCGACCGTCGGTGTCGACCATCGACTTCGCAGAGACGCGCGCGATGCACGGGATACCGAGCGAGTACTTGGACTCGTCGTGCCGCACCTGAATGGGGCGGGCCAGCGGGAACGGGTGGAAGATCTCGTCGTTCATTGAACCTCAGGCCGCCATCGGCACTGGGCCGGGCAGCGGTGGCGCCCCGGGCGGGGCAAGCATGGGGGCGCCCAGCGGCGCGCCGATCGGCGTGGGCGGCATGACGGGGCCCTGCGGCATCAGCGGAACGCCGCCGGGCATGGGCTGCTCGGCAGGCGCCATCGCCGGCGGTGCGGCGGCGGGACCCTTCGCCTTGAGCGCCTCGGTGACGAGGTCACAGTACGTGCGGTAGCGCTCCTGGATCTCGGGACCGGCGTTCTCGCACTGGATCCAGTTGTAGAACGCGACCGAGACCTTCAGCTCGATGTCCAGGTCGTTGTACTGCTCGGGCATCGGCAGGGGCTCGTCGACCTCGGCGAGCAGGTCCATCTTGCGCAGGCAGTTCTTGAGCGGCGCGAGCAGGATGCGATTCGCCTCGGCCAAATCAGGCTCATCGAACAGCATCGGCACGAGCCACTGCGGGATAACGCCGGCCTTGGCCAGTTGCTCGACCACGGCGATCTTACCGGCGCGGGTGTCGGGGATGAACCCGATCGGCTCGATGCGAAGCCGGTAGCTGCCCTCCTTGAGCACGACCTTCGAATAGTCGAGCTGCTGGATGGCATCGCGGCTCTTCCACGTCGTGGCGACCCAGGACCGCTTCTCGCCCTTGCCCTCGTAGCGACGCCGGGCGACTCGTGCGCTCGCGTCGAGGTAGCACTGGCCGCCGTGCATCCGGTAGCGCGCGTAGTTCGCCTGTGGGATGCGGAACCGGTCGCTGTCGATGTCATACTGCGTGTCGAGCGCGACGCCCGAGGCGCCAGCGCCTAGCGAGGACTTCGACTCGGCGTTGGCCCTCGAGACACCCGACAGGTCGAACATCCAGCCGATGAACTTGTCGAGCGCGCTCATCTGCGCGACGTTGTAGGGCTGCGGCGCGATGTATTGCGGTGGCTGCGGTCCGTTGAAGTTGACCTTGTAGGGCGACGCGCCGGCCAGCATCTCGACGGGGATGTCGTTGGCCTTGTTGACCATCCAGATCCCACGGCCCGTCGCGGCGAGGTTCAGCTGGATGTCGCGCACGATCAGGTTCACGCGGTGCTGGAGGCCGATCAGCAGGTCGACAAAGCCCTCCGGGTAGAGGCCCCAGTCCGGGTCGCCCAGCTGGAACATCGACCACGGGAACCGCGGCTCGTGCCACTGCTCGGACACCAGCGTCTTGCCCTCGACACAGAGCACGTGCCGGCCGATGTCGCTGTCCGGAACCATCGGCGGGAACCAGGCTTCCCAAGTGTCGACGTACTGATCGAGGTCGCCCGCCTTGGGCCCGTCGCCGTCCGCATCGGAGTCGTCCTTGCGGCGCAGCGACGCGGGTGTCCGCTCGAGGATCCACTCGGCGTGCTTGGGGAATAGCTCGGCCAGGTGATCCCGGGCGACGCGCTGGATCCGGATCGCCTGGCGCGGCTTGCCGTACTTGAGCTCGCGCCGGTCGAACAGCAGATCGTTGACCGGAATGCGTTCGGCGATCACCGCCTCGTCGCTGTCGTCAACGCGCGTGAACCCGATGCCGAGCTTCACGCCGTCCTGGAGCGCGCGAGTCGACAGCGCGTCGAACTCGGTGTCTCGCATCTGGCCGACGATGAACTCGCGGTACTTCTTGGCGCGCTTCTTCAGCTCGAAGTCGCTGTCATCGACGACGATGCCCGGCATCGGCCGGTCCTTCGACAGCCGCGATGCGAACGTGTCGCCGATCGCCTTGATCGCGTTGAGTCGCGCGATGCCGAGCCCGGCGCCCGAGAGCGCCGCGATCGCCAGCTTCTGGCTCTGTAGGTCGACGCCGCGGTAGACCCGCTCACGCGTCAGATTCTTCGCGTGAAAGTTCGCCTCGCGCGTGAGCAGGGCCCGGCCATACGGGACCACGCGCTCGTGCACGGGCTCGCCCACCTTCGCGCGGTACCACTGTTCGTCGCGCTGAGCTGTGGGGTTGTAGCTTGGGGCCATGGCAAGGGACGCGTGGTCCCTTTGCCTGTGGACCGATGTGATTTGCGAGTAGGCTTACACGACTCGCGGTGGAGTGCAAGAGGGTCGTTCAGGTGCGGCGCGGCATGCCGTGGGGCGCATAGACCTGAGAGAGGGCTTCGGTCGCGGACCAGACCTCGAAGAACCACGGACGGTCCGGCCAGATACCGACCATGCTCCGCTCGAGGATCGGCGTGATGGCGTCGGCGAGTCCCTCGACGTTCGTCCACTGGCTTTCAACTCGCGCTGTCATGTAGGCAGCAATGGCGATCTGCCGGAGCGTAGTGCGCGAAGCTGGTCCGCTGGTGACCTCGAGTCCCATCTCGATGCTGCCGTCTGGAATCTCGACGGAGCAGCGGATGTAGCGCTCGATGGGCGGCGCCGGGATCGGGATGTATCCGGCAAGTCCGGTCAGTTGCGATGGATCAACCTGTACGTTGTCCACGCCCCAGAACGGCTCACGCCGCGCAGCGGCGGCCATCAACTGATCGTCGGCGTCGCAACGCTGCTTCGCGACTTCCATCTCGCGGTCCCATGCATCCTGCATCGCGGTCTTGCGGATCGGCCGCGTGTCGATGTCGTCAGGGGCGAAGACTGGTTTGTCGATGTCGGTCTGGCTCATTCGTCTCCCTCGTACCCGGCCGCGCGCCACGGCCCTGGGTCGTTCTCCGCGCCGCCGCCGCCCTCGTCTTGTCGAAGGTCGGTGATCTGCGTCATGATCGATCCGACCTGCACCGTCGGGCCGATGCGGAACCCGCGCTTGCGCCCGTACTCGAGCAGCGCGATCAACTGGGCGAGGTCGGAGTCAGCCGACGGGACGGGCAGCGCATTGCCGTCCTCGTCGGACTCGATGGGGCCGGTGGGAGGCTTCATGGAAACAGCTCCGGGATGCGGGCCAGGGCGGCGGCCATCCCACTCTGCACGGCGTCGATGCACCCATCCACGTATCGGGCGTGTTCACGGCGCTTCCATCGACGGAAGGCGTTCTCGACGATCGCGTACGCCGCGCGCCACTGTCCGCTGGGCTGAGGCTCAGCGTCGTTGGCGGCCTCGAGTTGGTCATGCGCGGTGTTGATCAGTTCGCAGATGCTATCCGCGTCCAGCGTGGAGTCCATCGCCGCTGCGGCACGGTGCTGAAGGTCAACGGCGCTGCGCCATGTGCTCATTGGAGCCCCTGTGCGGTCTCGTCGGCCATCTCCGCTGCGTCCTGCCAGGGCATCACGAGCGCCAGCGTCTTGGCGAGCGTGTTCGGCGTCAGCTGGACCGGGAAGCCGTCGCGCAGCCCGCGGTTCTGCGGGCAGGTCGCGTAGGGCTGCTGGTGTGGGTCGAGTACAGCGCGGCCATCGAGCGTGACGAGCTCGAGCGCTTCATGGGTGCAATAACCCGCAAACGCCGCAGCGAACCACTGCCGCGCGAGTGTCTCGCCGGGCCAGTACGTGAGCACCACGTTCGAGATCGCGAAGTCCCGCATCGTGTGGCCGTCGGTCGTGCACGCGGTCGCGTCCAGGCCGACGTACAGGACCGGTGGATCGCCGTCGCTGACGCGCAGCACGACCTTGGACCAGCCGTTGGGGTGGCGCACGGTCAGCGCAGAGAGCGCTGCGCGCCACTGGTCGGCGAGGGTCATCGGTCGCCTCTGCCAAGCCTCGTGAACTCGATGCGCCCAAGCTTCGGCGCCACGAATGTCCCGTCCTGCTTGCTCATCCGAACGCGGACGTCATGCGGATCCATCGAACAGTCAAAGCACCAAACCACGCCCGGCCGCTGGCAGCGCCCCGCGGGCATCGGTTGTTCGCACCGTGGGCAATTCGGCAAGCTCATCGCTCGCTCCTATCCTCGTCGCCTGGGTCGTGGCCATCCGGCATCCACCGATGCATGTCGACGTCGGCGCATTCGCGGTCGTACATGACCAGCGCGACGGCCTTGTCAACGACCGCGGACCGCATGTCGTTGGACGGTGGGTAGTCGATTCCGAGTGCGCGACAGGCGACGAGACGAGCGCCAGCATTGGCCATCGACCGGAACGCCGGATCGCTCCGCATCGCTGCACAGAACTGCTCGCGCGTTACCAAGAACGTGCCGTCACTGGTAGTCGTAGGCATTGAATACTCCTCCATGTCCGATGCTCGGGTCCAGTTCGTCGCCCTCGTCGTGCGCGCGCTGCTGACGGGCCATGCGCTGGTCGAGGTCCTGCTCGGCGCGCTCGGCCTCAGCCAAGAGCGCAGCGCGTGAGCCGACGGGTGGCCTGTCGCGCTCTGGCCGGTTCGTGTAGTGCGTCAGGTGGCGGAAGGCATACAGGCCAGCATCCGAGCAGTGGTTGCCGTGGATCTTTCCGTCGCTCGCCCGTCGCCCCGCATCGTCCTTGAGCGGCTTGCCGGGCTTCGTGGGCAGGTAGACCAGGTGCTTGTGCTCGACGAGCAGCGGCGAGTTCTCGCGGTACCGCACGCGGCCCTTGCGGATGTCGCCGGCCATGAGCGCTTGCCACGTCTGCTTGCTGCTCTTGTCCGCCTCGTCGATCGGCAGCCCGATGCGCTCGCGCCATCCGGCGAGTTGCGCCGCGACCTGCCCGGCGGGGTCGCCGACGAGCACCACGACGTTGTCCAGGCCCTCGTAAAGCGCCTTGAGGTAGTCGCGCTGGTCGTCGGGCACGACCTTGTGCTCCTTCCAGCTGAAGACCTCGTAGATCTCGGGCCGGTCGGGCGCGTGGGTGAACGCCCAGACGCAGAGCGCGAACGGGTCTTGTGCGTACCCGAAGTCGGCGCCGATCGCGTAGAGCCAGTCGTACGGCCGTCGACCGCGCGGCGGCATCGGCAGGTCAGCCAGCGCGGCGTGCAAGTCTACCCACTTCGGATGCTCGAGGTTGATCGGGTTCTCGGTGAGCCGCTGCGGCGCGTAGCAGAGCTTGACGGTCGGCGGCACCGCGTGGACCGGGTAGACGTAGCGCGCGTCGCTCTTGACCCACTTGCCGAGCCACTCGCGGACGAACTCGGGCTCGAGGCCAGTCCAGCCGTTCTCGGTCATCGCCTCCCCGGCCGTGCATGCGAAGCGCTCCTCGGGCGTCGACCCGAACCACGGGTTGTCGATCACCGACCAGCGGTGGACTTCCCAGTTCGGCAACGGCGTGTCACCGCTCTCCGGCTCGGGCGTGCAGTCGTAGAAGTACCCGGCCGCGTCCTCGCTCGGCGATCCGGTCAGCTTGAGCTTGCCGCTCTTGCGCGCGCCGGGCGTGTTGTTGTGCTTGCGCTTGTCCTTGAGGCACGCCTGGGCAACCTGCAGGATGAACGCGCGCAGGTGCCGCATCTTCTGCGCCTCGTCGACCCAGATCTCGTCCTTGGTCTGGCCGCGCAGCTTGCCGATTGACTGCTCGTCGTCAGCCCCGAATAGCGCGATCTGTGAGCCGTTGGAGAAGTTGATCTCGAGCGTCGTGTCGTTGGTCCGCGCGACCACGTTGCCCAGCTTCCAGCCGTCGCCCGTCGCCGTGCCGTGGTTGGCGATCAGGTCACAGAAGCCCTGGCCCATGTCGTTTCGCCACACGATCTTGCGCGCCTCGGGCTTGGTCTCGTTGACGTACACGCCGCGCCAGCCAGGGACCTCGAGGGCGAGCGCCAGCCACTCGTGCACACCGCCATCGCTCTTGCCCGCGCGCCGGGTGCACAGCGCTGCAGCCTGGAGCGCCTCGGTCTGCCAGAACGCGCGCTGCTTGGGGTGCTGCGCGAACCGCGCGCGCAAGGTCTCGCAGAGAACCGCCGTGGCGTCCGGCTCCGAGCTCGCAACCTCGACCGGACGCAGCTTCGCGAGCCGGCTCAGGGTCGTCAGGACACTCGGGGAGAGGTGCATGGTCAGCGCTTTCGAGCGGACCACATACCGATCAACGTCAGCGCGGCGCCGATCCACATGAAGGCGACATCTCTCACCTCGCCACCTTCCTCGGCGCCGTGGCCCGCTCCAGCTCCTCGTCACTCAGCACCGGCGCTGCCTTCGCGCCCATCGGCTCGCTGTCGTACTTCACAAGCTGGTCGACCGCGTCCTCGCCCTCCCACTGGCAGATCGCGTCCTTGATGGGCCCGTAGATGCGACGCGGGCCGGTCACCAGACGGTGCGCAGCGGCCAGCCCAGGTTCCCAGCCGGGCGGACTGACGAGGAAGACAGCGGCGCCACGCACGCGCACGGACCAGCCGAGCATCGCGGCTGGCGGCTTGTCGCACACGACGTTGCCCAGCTGGCCCAGGATGGGGAGCATGGGCAGGTGGATGGAGTGGAGCTTCACTTCAGATCCATCTTGTCCGCGAGCGTGCGAAGCTCCGCCGCGAGTTTGACGCGCGCAACCTTGCACGTCTCGCTGAGCAGGCTCAACGCGGTGGCGTCATCGTCGAGTTCGTCATGCTCGAAGAACACGCGATGCACCGGGCGCTCGACGGTGATGCGCATCTCGTACCCATCCCTCTCAGGATGCGGCAGGATGCAGACACCGAGATACTGCAGCCCCACGAGTTGAACGCCGGTGCCCTGGGCCATCTCTCGCGCGGCGTTGGAAAGCTTACTCAACCGGTCAGCATTGCAGCTCATTCGACCCACTCTTTCAGCGGCACATACGCCGCAGTTACGCCGCGCCTTGCGAGCCACGGCACGATCCATTCGTCGGAGCGTCGTGCCCCGCGATGCGTGTAGACGAGCTTGGACTTGAGGCCGGCCGCATCGACGAGCGCGCGCATCACACCGCGGCGGCGCAGGTGCTCGCCCGACCCGATCCGCCAGCGCGTGTGCGCCCAGTGCACCGTGTCCACGCGTCGCCCGTGGACCAGCGCGAGCCAGCCAGCGATCAGTCCTTCGTGGTCGGCCACCAAGAGCCTCGTGTCGTCGCGATCGAGCACAGCCTGCAGGCGCGGCCGCTCGGTCCGCTTGTAGTCGGGCCAGCGCATGTCGTCAAGCCTGCGCGTCGAGACCTTGTGACCCTCGGACCAGGACCCGAGCACATAGCCCATCTCGGTCGGGTCGTCGCGGTGCGCGGCGCGGATGCGGACGGCGAGCGGTGCGGTGCCGGACAGGCGATCGGGCGTGACGTGGTGGGACTCGGAGATCACCCGACTACCTCGAGGTCGCAAATGTGCTCGCACACACCGAGCCGCTGCCCTCGCTTGCCCCATGGCGGGTTCGGTCCGAGGTACCGCACCAGCGCACCACCGCTGATCACCTCGATGACCTGAGCACGCGAGTCGTCGCCGGTGCGGTACTTCACGCGCACGATGTCGCCGACGCGTGGCCTCGTCGCCCTCACCTCGTCACCGCCTCCAGGAACTGCCGCAGCGCCTCGTCCTTGCGCTTCTGCGCCGCCTTGAGCGCGGTCTCGGCCGTCTGCAGCAGCTTGTACGCGCGTGCGGCATCGCCCGTGAGCGTGACGCTGGGCCCGGCCACGATCGGGCGCACGTTCGAGGACGGGTCGTCGTCCACGGGCTCCACCGGTGCAGGTCCGTCGCCCTCCTCGCAATCGCACGCGAGCGGCTGCTTGAGCTGCGACTCGTCGAGGTGGCCGTAGAGCGTGAGCGCGCAGTCGGGGGCGTGCATCAGGTGGACTCCTGAGCTTGGCGTCGCGCAATCGGACTACGCATCCACGCCTGCTGCGCCACGGTCAGTTCGAGTCGCCGCAGCTCGTGCCGCCCGAACGCCACGCCCAGCGACTCGAAGCAGCGCTGCCAGTCGAGGCCGAGGCGATGCACGGGGACAGCGGGCAGACCGACTGAGCCCGCGAGCACGCCCATGTGCGCCCAGAACGCGCCGTCGGTGTGCGGCATGCGGGTGCGCGAGAAGGAGCGGGGCGCGCGAGAGAAGTCGAAGGCGCTCACTCGACTACCGCCTTCGCAAGCGCCAACACCTTGCCAATTCGGCACTCGGCTGCTCGCAGATTCGGTGAGTGTTCCTCCTTGATCCAACGCTTCGCGTCGACGTGCAGCTTCACCAGCTCACCGCGCATCCTTCGCAGAGCGAACAGTTCCTCGCCGATCTCATCGGGAACGTCGAACTCCGCTGGTCCCTGCGCGATCTTCACCCCGTCACCATCCCCGGCTCGATGCCGATCGCGCAGGTCGAGCCGGCCCAGGGCGAGGAGCGACCACACGTGTGCCGACCACACGACTTACACCCGAAGTCCTCGTCCGCCGTGCAGAACGCCTCGTCCGGAACATCGCTCACCGGCACGCGCAGCTCGAACGCCCCGTGCACCGGGCATCGGTAGCTATGCGGCACCAGCTTGTGGGTGTCGCCACGCTCGCGGATGCCCCAGGTCTTGCCGCGCGGCACGACCGACGAGGAGCCGACGGACTCGCCGGGGACGACGAAGATCGGCGGGCGCTCGACGGGCTTGGACTCCCAGCGGAGGCGGGGTGGAGGGCGGCTCACTTGGTCTCCGTGCGGTCGAGTCCGAACACGATCGGCGGTGGCCGCGACGCCAGCTCCTCGAGTGAGCCGATCGGGTGTGGGCCGTAGGTCTCATCGAGCGCCGCGCCAGACAACAGCGCCATGTTTCCGGTCGCGGTGCCGTACGGCTGCAGGAACTGCCACTTCGAGTAGGTCAGCGACTGGACCGCGTTCGCGAGTTGCTCGATGCGCGCGGAGTCCCACTCCAAACTGCAGAGGTCGAGCACATGTGCGATGGCCTGGTCGAGTTTCTCGGCGATGTTCACTGTTCGGTCTCCGTGGTCTTGGGTGCAGCGATCGCGTTCGACTGGTTCGCTTCCCACAGCTGGATCGCGTACGCGCGCTCCGCCGGCGAGAAGCTGGCCAGCGCCCGGTCGAGCTCGGCGCGGAACTGCGCCTGCAGCTGCTCGGGTGTCGGCTCGTCGCCCTTGAGCCGCGCGCGCTCGCGTTGCTCCTTGAGCAGGCCGAGAAGCGCGGCTTGGTAGTAGCGAAACGCCTCGAGAAACTCCGGCGAGGGCAGCGGCTGCTCGTCGATCGGGTTGCCCGCCTCGGTGTTCAGGCGCGCGGTCCGCGTCAGCCAGTAGTTGAGCCGCTTGCCGATGCGCCTGCAGATCGACTCGAGCTGCTTGGACTGCAGCGTCAGGTCGTGCGTACCGACCACGACGCTGTCGAGCGAGATCGAGGGCAGCGCAGGAATCCCATCCTTGGGGCGCCCTGGGCCAATCGTCACGCCGGGATTGCGTTCTGCCAGCGCTTCCATCTGCTCGCGGCCCTTGCTTGCGCCATTACAAGGGGGCGTAGCACGAAATGACCATACGTGACCATACGGACATTTATGTCATAGCGCCAACCATGCGTCTTCACATGCTCGCCAGCGTCATGGACCGATACTATCGGCCACCATGTACGTAGAGACTTGCTCCCACCGTCTCCCACCTGCTCATCTCTCAGGGTCTGCTCGACCCCCTCTGCCGCCCGTGCTCAGCGACCGGAAGGAGCGCTCTTCCAGCTCTTTCGCCACGGGATGACTCGGCACGGCTTGTCCCTCGCTACCATGCGCGCGCACATGTCCGCGGAGCCACCGCTCTCACCGTCCCAGAAGATCAGCGCCGCGCACGCTCGCTCCGCCATCCTGCGGTTGCGCACCTTCGGCGCCACGTAGCGCCCGTGATGCGTGTAGTCCTCGTCGGTGACAGGATCCTCGTGCACGTACAGTCCTCGACGTAGCGCCCATGCTCGGCCAGCGAGGTCCGCACCTCGAGCCATCCCGCACACGACTTCCTCCCACTCGTCTGGGTTCCACAGCAACCTGCTCGGGTCGATCGCACGAATCGCCTCGTCGATCTCGTCCGGCGACGGGCTCACCGACCGCGACCCTGCAATGATCACCGACGTGATCACGCGGGCCAGCCTTGTCTCCGAACGCTTCGCTCCGCTCGCTCCAAGTGTTCCAGTCATTGGCACTCTGATTGACCACCTGCAACGTGGTGCGTAGTCTCACTCAGCCGCCTCTTCACAGCGCGCTCGCCTCGGCCGATACTGGGTACATGACCGACATCAACACCGTCCGCCTCGTCAATGGCCGCAAGGTTGCCTCGTTCACCACCGTGCGCGGCACTGGCGCCTGCACCGCCGTCGTGGGCCGTGCGGTCCAGACCATGACGCTGGCGGCTGGCCGTGATCGCATCGCGGCGCTCCTCTCGGACGGCTGGCGGGTCACCGACGACGAGCCCCAGGTTGCCGCGGTCGAGCCGGCCTCGCTCTGCCAGTGGCCGCAGGGTGACGCGCTATCGCGGTAGCTCACGTCCACCCTCGCGGCCGCTTCCACCGCCACGCCACGCTCCACCTGTCGCAGCGCGCGCATCGCAGTACGTGCAGGTTCGCGTCGTTGCACTCGACCTCACGGTAGCTGTGCCCGCTGACCAGCGCGAGCGATCGCAGAGATGGCCAGATGGCGGCGAGCCAGCAGAGCAGCGTCACGTGTCACCTCGCGTATTTGCACCGCGGTCTCGAATCTCACGCAGCGGCCCATTGCGCTTGTTTGATTCTGTGGCTACAGTCTGGACATGACGAACTCGACGAACGGACTCGCGACGACCTACCCCTACGAGCACAGCCCTGAGGTTGCTCGTAACCAGTGCCTCGAGTGCGGCGCATGGGAGCGCAGTGACAAGGCCGGCGGGCAGCTTCGCCACAGCAAGCGCTGTGACTCTAAGCCGCAGCCCGCCTGCGCCGTTGCGGCTGTCGAGCAGCGTGCTGCCGAGGCCCGCTACGCCGACCTCCGCACCTTCGCCCGCCAAGTCCGCAAGACGGGCATGACCAATGGTCGCGACCAGGACGTGCTCGACGCGGTCCGTGCCGGACTGCTCAGCGAGTCCGACGCGATGAACACGGACGACTAACCCGAACCATGAGGGGTTCCGACCATGACCAAGCTCACCGCCGACACGATCACCGATGACCAGATCCGGGAAGTCCAGGCCCACGCGCTCGAGATCGAGGACGCCAAGACCGAGGATCTCTGCCGCCACGCTCTCGGAATCACCCCGACGATCGCGTGGAATTTCTCCTCGTACGGCGCACGTGCGCGAATCGCCGAGGAGATTAACGACCAGCGCGCAGTTTGGGGCCGCCAGTGACCAGAGGCGGCCCCCGTCCCAACGCCGGCGCCAAGCCCCAGGCCGACACACCACGTTCCCATGTGCTGCGCTTCCGGGTCGCCGAGTCCGAGCTCGCGGAGATCTCCGCTGCGGTCCAGGAGGGCGAACTGAGTGACCTGTGTCGAGAGTTGTTGCTCGCGCACGTGCGCCGCTGATCATCACCTGACGAGCCTCCTTGCCCGCCACAGCGCGCTCTGGTCCTCGCTGGTCATGTAGCCGCCCTGGCGGTCCAGCACGTCCACGAGCGAGCGTATCGCCTCGTGCAGGGCGCCAGCGCGTGCCGGGTCGAACTGGTCTGGCGTGTGCGGCTGGACAACCACTGCGCGGGCCGCGCCCATCTCGGCGAGTCGCGCGTCATGCTCACGGCAGCTCGGGCATGAGCAGACGTTCACGACCTCACCGCCCTGCTCGCCACCTGCATCTCGTACACCTCGAGTAGCGCCCTTGGGACACCGCCCAGCCATCGCGACCACCGCGGCTCCGCGCCGAACCTGACCTCGAACGTCATCGGACTAACCTCGCGCTCGGTGTGAAGAACTCACGCAACTTGACCATCTTCTGCATGCACTTGATGCGCGCGCCGAGCGGGGCGTCGATTCCGTGCCACAGAAGCGTCTGCCACTCGATGCACTCACCGTGCAGACCGCGTCGCCACCACCACAGCCGGACCTTGTCGAATGCACTCATGCCAGTTCCTCCACGAGAACATGCGTCACGTCCACCGGGGCCCGTTGCTGGAGCACATGCAACTCCAGCCACGCCGGCTTGTCGTCGTGCAGCGCCCCCTCTTGCACGAGAGCGTCCACCAGCATCTTCACGCCACCGAGCAGGTTGTCGCGATCCATCTCGCGGCACCGCCCGGAGTAGCGGCGGGTAATTGTCACGCGGCGCTTCCCTGTGGCCTCGAGCACCGAGCGGTCAAAGGCCGCGGCTGCCCTGATCAGCAGGCACCACTCGCCGCGCTCCTTGGCGTAGCGCCACCTCGATGCGCCAGCGTTGACCGTGCGGAGATTGGCGCTCGAGACGCGCTTGGGAAGCGACAGCCCCCATCTTCGTCCGACGGCTTGGTCGGCCGAGAAGCCACACATCGGACAGGCGTCACCCACGCAGTACCTCTTCCGCGTAATCGCTCAGCGACAGGTCGCCTCGCTGCACCGCATTCACCGCCCGGTCCGCGGTCGCCATCGCTCGCACCGCTCGAGCGCCATCGTCGACGTGGCCGGATGGATTCCCCGTCGACTGGTGCCATGACGCGCCGAACACGGCGAGCCAAAGGGCGCGCTCGCCGGGGGTCATCGTCCACCTCGCTTGTGCATCGACCCGCCGCCGATGCCGCGCTGAAAGTTGCCCTCACCGAGTCCTGGTTTGCTACCGCCGAACAAGTGGTCCCGCTCCGGTACGCGATCGTTGCGGCACGGCGCGCACACGACGACCATCGCGTCATTGCGACCGAGTGGTTCACGATGCGGCTCGCCCTCGATGTCGGCGCAGCAGATCGCACAGAACGCGCTCACTTCTTCCTCGCTTTCCTGTTCAACTGCCGCCGGATCGCGGCCTCGATGACATCAGGTCGCGCCACGTACTCAAATGCCAGCTGCGCGATCGACTTTCCCTCGCAGAACAGCCGGGCGATCACGTCGGAGCTGGGCGTCACATCGCACCTGTCTTCCTGAGCAACGTCAGGTAGCTCAGCTCCAGCGCCTCGTCGCGCCGATCCTCCTCGCGGATCCTGCGCAGTTCATCGGCCGCGTCGCGTGCAGCATCACGCTCGGCGATGCGACGGTTCATTTCTTCTGCGGTGATGGTCACAACCCACCTCGCTTGCTGAGCAGTGCCGGGACGCCCGGGTACAGCTTCGCGAACTGGTGCCGTGCCGCACTTTCGCTGCACCCGAACCGACGAGCAGCGAAGGCCAGCGATCGGCCACGCTCCATGGCAAACCGTGCCGCCTTGGCGCCGGTGCCGCGTTCGACTTGCAGCGGACCGCGAGGTCGGTTGCTGGCCTCGAGTCGGAGACGTTCGGCCTCGAGATCAGCAGCGCGAGTGCGCGCGACGAGGTCGGCGACCTGCTCGGGTGTCATGGGTTGCGGCGTGAGGAGAGGGTGGGTCATGAGATGCACGTCGTCTCGCCTTTCCAATGGGCGAAGATCGCCCCGGTTCTGCCGTTGGAGTTCTTCATCACGATGAGCTGGGCCGTCGCCTCGAACTCGTCGCGGTCTGGTTCGTGTCTGTGGCCTTCCCAGTCGGGATGCCAGTCGATGCCCTTCACGGGGTCGCCGTACATCGAGCCGCGGTAGATCGCGACAGCGCATTTCGCGCGCTCCTCGAGCGAGCCGCTCTCACGCAGGTCGGAGAGCTGTGGTCGCTTATCCTGGCGACGCTCGAGCTCGCGATTGAGCTGCGACATGACGACGTATGCGATCCCGTCGTGCTTCGCGGCGTCAGCGAACGTGGTCACGATCTCGCTCAGCGCCTCGTGAGTCGACAGCCTTGGCCGGCGATCGGGATGCTTGACGAGTTGCACGTAGTCGACGATCGCGACCTTCGTGTCGTTCGACTTACGGTGCCGGCGAACGCTGCGCACGATCTCCTCCGCGCTGATTCCACTACGACCGTCGACGAGCCAGCGCCGGCCACGCGCCTTCGCCGCTGCACGCACGATGCTGTCGTAGTCGCCACGGGTCAGCTCCGCGTTTCGCAATCGCTCGGCATGCACGTCGCTTCCTCTCGAGATCGTCCGGTCCGCGTAGGCCTCTTCGGTATCCTCGAGCGAGAACAGGTGCACGCCGAACCCAGCGGCCGACGAGGCATCCGCAGTCGCCAGGCCAAGGCTCGACTTGCCCATACCAGGACGTGCCGCGACGATGCTCACAATGCCCGGCTGCCAACCGCCCATCTTCTCGTCGAGCTTCGCGACGCCGGTCGGGAACCCGGTCATCGTGCGCACCCCAGTCCGCCGCTCCTCCGCGATCTGCTCGAGCTGCTTGAACCGCCGGCGCATCAGCTCAGCGATCGCGACCGTCTTGTCCGGCTGGTCCTCGTCTATGCGCGACAGCATCGCCATCGTCATCGAGAGCAGCTCCGAGCCGTCAAGGCCCTCGGACTTCTCGATGACCTCGGACAGCGACACGACCACACGTTGCGCGAGCGCTGCCTCGCGGATCTGGCGCACGTACTCGACCGCGTTCTCGACCGTAGGGACCTTTAGCGCGAGCTCACCGAGGAATGCGAAATCGACGGTGTCTCCGTATCCATGCTTTGCCAGCTGGGCCTGCACGGTGACGACGTCGATCGGCCGGTTCTCGTGCTCGAGGTTGCGCATCGCGCCGAACACGAGCCGGTGGGCCGGGTGCGTGAAGTCCGCGACCTCGAGCCGAGGGAACTGCGCGAGCGTCGACGGCTCGAGCAGGATCGCTCCGAGGACAGAGGCTTCGAGGTGTGGGTAGTTTCTGGTCACATCGGCCTCAGGTGACCGCGGATCTCTCCGCGCTGTGCATTGGTCGGCATCTGCGCCCTCGCGCGCCTCAGCCAACCTCGCCAGGTTGCCGGCCAGTCGGCCTTCTTGGCCGCGTTCGCGACAGCCCAGTCCCGCATCTGCGCGAGTTCAGTAGAGACGTCGACTCCGCGCGCGGCAGCTTGGCGCTCGGCTTCCAGGATGGTCTCGCTCCGGGGAGGAGTCCATGCGGGATCGAGGGGTCTGCGGGGCGCGGAGCGAGGTTCCTTGGCTGGAGCAGGTTCGGGCTTCTGGGGCTCCGGGGTCAAAACCAGAGAGAGCGGCGCAGCCGTGCCTCTCTCTATCTTCTCTTCTCTTCTCTTCTCTACTGCGTGACTGTCACGATCGTCACGATCGTCGACGTGACCAATCGTGACATCACGTGACTCAGTGTCCGAAGTGTCCGACTTCCTTGACTTACTGCGCTGCTTAGCCTTGCGCTCCGCAGGAGTGAGTGCGCGGCCTCCCCAGTCGTCATCCCACCCCGAAATCTCCACTTCCAGGGGTGTCACGAACAGCAAATCGGCCGTGACACAGCGTGACAGTCCCGATCGCGCTTCGGACACCGTGACCATGAGCTGCTCGGCCAGGTAGGTCGGGTCCACGTAGGACGCCGGGATCTTGCCGCCGCGCCCCAGTGCCGCGTTCTTGCGCAGCACGAACAGGAACACCTCGCGTCCGTCTCGGCCAGCCTTGCGGATCTTGGGGTGGCTGTCCAGGTTGATGTCCATCTTGGCGAACAGCGGGCCCATGGACTACTTCCCGGCCGCAGCGCGCGGCCCTTTCCACTGCGTGAGGTTGCCCGCCTCCCTCCAAGCCAGCAGCGCACGCGCTCGAGGCACCATGACCCATGGGCCCCATCCGCTGCTCGCATCGCCAACGATGCTCTGCACGCCGATCTCGGCACCGTGCTGCACTGGGTTGCTATCCCAGAGCGTCGAGCCAACGATCGCAGCCGGGCCGGTCCATCCTGATTCCTCGATCTTTCCGACGTGCTCGGTGAGCAGCAACGGATCGATCGCCGGCTTGACCTCGACGAGTCGGCGCGTGCCGGGCGATACGCCTGGAGCTGCCGGCGCGGCGAGCCAGTCCGTTGTTGGGTGCTCGACGATGAAGTCAGGGATGTAGCCCTCGAGATCGAGAGGCTCGTAGTGCCAGGTCCAGCCGACCAGATCGAAGAAGATCGACCATCTGGCCTCGAGTCGAGAGCGGAAGCGAACGCCAGCGATCGTGGTCGGAATTGCGTTGTACGTCATCGCTTCTCCATCGCCGCCACGTGGCGAGCGCCGCCGTTGCGGGCGGAGCGCGGGTTCGTCTTGTTAGGCCCGACTCGACAGCACGAGCATCGCCACCAATAGATGCGTGGCAGGAACCACCGGGCTCCGCGCCTCGTAGTGCCTTCGGCGGGGCCCTCGGTCCCGATCTCGATCACGTGCGCGCTCATCGCATCACCCCTCTGCTCGTCATGTCGTAGAGCGCCACCTCCGGCACCGCGTCGCATCCCCACTCGCGCTCCTCGGTCGAGGTTCGCGCCCTAGCCACGCCCGGCCTCATCCGCGGCGTCACGGTCCTCGGCGCCAGGTCCGCCAGCATGCCGACCTCCCCCGCGTACGGCCCGACCTCAGCGCCACGGGCCAGCTTGCAGTCCAGGTCGCGCGCACAGGCCGGGCACAGGAGCTGCGGGCCGGGGCGCGTCGCGGTGAGTGTGACAGGCGAGGTCGCGTCGATCGAGACGAGACGGCAGGCGCAGATGTGGTGCGTCACCCCGACCGTCAACAGCCGATGGAATCGATCGGAGCCGCGCCCTTGAATGAACACCGGCGAGTTCATGCGGCCTCCAGCGCCGCACGGATGAACGCCGCTGCTACTTGCGGGACAATCGCGTTGCCGAGTCCGCGCAAGAGACCCACTCGGCCGGGTACCCCATGAGCCAGCGGGTGTGTTCCGGGTTCAACTGGCCGCGAGACGCCGTCGGAGCAGGGGATCCATTCGGCGCAGCCCCACGGGTCAACAACGCCATGTCGTTCAGACATGACTGGTGATCTGTTTGCCCCATCGCTCGCTTGATCTGACCGCCCTGCATGCCGTCCCTCGCCTGAGGAGTCGGCCATGGCTTGACCGTGCAAGCTATCCCGAGCATGGATGGGTTCCCTCGCCCGTACGCCATCGGTGCTTTTGACCCGTCGGTCGCGATCGGCGTCGGCCATCCCGCGGTCGAACACGAAGTAGGTACAACTGCACTCTCCGCATTCCTTGTGGCCTTCGCTGTGCCACTCATGGGCATCGGCGACATGACCGCAGTCGCAACGGTGCGCAGGTCCGGCGAACCCGAACCGTGCGAGCCCGGCCCGTTGCTGTCTGACTTCGTCGGAGTAGGCCACGAAGTACAGCCGCTGGCGGATATGCGGCGCGCCAACGCCCGCAGCGCACAGATCCGATGCCCCGAAGGCGTAACCGCATCGTTCCAGGTCAGCTCGAACAAGGTCGAGCCATCCAAGTCCGTCGCGGCTCGCAACCTGTTCTCCAAGGACGACTGTAGGGCGACACTCGCGGATGAGGTCGAACCATGCTGGCCAAAGATGTCTAGCGTCGCGAACTCCGCCCCTCTTCCCCGCGCCCGAGAACGGCTGACACGGGCAGGAGCCGGTCCACACGTTGGCGTCGTCCGGGACCCCGGCGAGCCTAAGAGCGTAGCTCCACCCACCGATGCCAGCGAAGAAGTGACGCTGTCCTGGCCCGTGGACGTCTGTGGCTTTGAGGTCAACGATGGAGCGGCGATCGACCGAGCCTTGCGCAATGTGTCCTCCAGCGATGAGTCCATCCAGCCATCGCGCAGCGAATGGATCGATCTCGTTGTAGATGGCCTCGCTCACGGCGCACCGTCCCAACGAAGCCCGCCCAGCGCCGCCGCAAACAACAGTACCCCGAACCCCAGCACCGCCACGATCGGCCACGCGCCGACGCACAGGTACAGCACGACGTAGATCGCGAGCGAGAGGACTGAGGCGATGGAGATGGCGGCGGTCATCGGATCCTCACAGCCGCAGCGCTCTCGCCGATCCATGGCGTTGCCTTCGCAACCTCAAGGGCGCGCTCCTCGGAGAACCACGCGTATGCCCAGTCGATATGGAAAGAGATGTTGTCCCTGATGTCCGGATCCTGGACGTAGGCGCCCGAAGAGAGGCGGAGAGCGTATGTGCACAGACCGCCGGTCGATTGGTCACGGGTGGTCATGCCCCTGCCTCCCCGAGATCCAGCTGCCCGTACTCGACGAGTGTCTCGAACCGAGCGCGGCGCACCTGACGCCGCAGCATGCGGATCCAGCGACGCACGTCGGCGTCGGTGTAGACGTAGTGGGTCATTGGACGCCTCGACAAGTTCCCTGATCGAGCCGCTGTTTCATGCGGGGACTCCACGAACCCGGTCGCGTCTTCTCGACGCGAACCATGGCGGCTCGATCAGAGGGATAGGGCACCCCGCCCACATGCATCGCGACGCAATCGGAGGAAGGCGCCAGTCTCGCGGAGTCCGTGCGGGTAGGTGACGCCGCGGACTTCGACGCGAGACGCGAGTGCAGTGGGCGGAGTGCGAAAGGGGTGGCGGTCACGAGGATTTTCTCCTCGCGCGCTCACGTGTGATTGGTCCTTCGGCGTGACGCCACAGCCGTCCAGTACAGATGCCGCTGACGTTGGACTTGTGAGTCCCGAACCTCGATGCGAGATCGTCGAGCGAAGCGCCGGCCGCCCTCATCGTTCTGAGGGCCAGAACGACATCCTCTGTCAGTTTGGAATTATAGACCTTTGAGCCTTTGGCGTGGCGCGCCCGGCCTCGGTCTCGCATGTCCTGCAGGTTGTCCGCCTGTGTTCCGACGAGGAGATGGGACGGCGACACGCACAGTGGGCGATCGCATGAATGTCGGACTACCATCCCGTCGGGAATGGGGCCGTTTGCGATGATGTACGCAACTCGATGGGTTTGGCGTCGGCGGTTGTTGGAATGAATGACGCCGTATCCCTTCCTATTCTTGGCGCCAGACCAAAGAAGGCACTCGCCGTCCGGCCTCGTCCTCGACCAAAAGTCCGCAACGCGGGCCGGCGTCATACCAATCCGGAGTGCAGCGTCGGCGCTCACTGCGCGAACGTCCCGTTCTTGCGATCCTGCGTCGGCGGATTCATCATGCGCGCCATGCGAATTGGCCTGAGCATCGAGCGGCGTCACGATGCGCCCTCTCCGAACAGTTCGCCGATCGTGCAGTCGAGGGCGCGAGCAACCTCGATGATCATCGAGCCGCTTGGAATGCTCCTGGACTTCTCCCAGTGATTCACGGCACTCCGGACGACGCCAAGCTTTGCTGCGAGCTCGAACTGGCGCATCCCGATCGCCACCCTTCGCCTTCGGATCCGTTTGCCTACAGCGGCTTGCTTCCCAGTGAGCGTCCTCATCGTTCTCACAGTAGACATTGATTCAACCACGAGTCAAGCCGAGTCGAACCAAATTCTACCGACCCACGTGATATCGCGTATGTACATGGCCGATCACCGCTCGCACAAAAAGTACCCACGCGGGCCACGTTTAGGAGTCACGAAGGAATGGAAGTCCAGGGTGCTTGAGGCGCTAGCGTTAAATGCCGAAGCCGGCCGTGTTCCAGCGAACCCGACTGACCTCGCCCGACTGCTCGGTAGCGACAAGGCCGGCATCCACAAGTTGCTGTTCACCGATCAGCAGGCGTCCAAGTACATGCGGGCTATCTCGCAGATGCTCAACATCAGCGAGGCCTACGAGCCCGTCGTGGATGACGAGTGGGCCGGGCTGGTAGCTGAGTTGCGAGCGCAGCCTAACGATGTGCAGCAGCATGCACTGCAGATTCTGAGGACCTTTGTTAAGCGACTCGACAAGCCGTAGCGCGCCCTTGACACAGTGAGCGCATCGGCGCAATCCTGGCTCGATGCGGGGACGCGATGTGGTGATGTCCGAAATCGCCGAGTTGCTCAAGCGGCTCGAGCATGAGGACCCGGTCGCGTTCAGAGCCTGCGCTGAGCGGATTCGCACGCTCTATCGGGCGGTTGAAAGAAAGTCTACCAAGAGGGGTTGACGTCACGGGCTGGTAGAACTAGATTCTACCCATGCCTTCGACGTCACCCCTCGCGATCTCTCCGGTCGCCCACCTCCCCATCGGCTCCGTCGTCGTCTGCCCTGACGGCCTCGTCGGCGAGCTGACCTCCACCATCCTCGACGGCCGCGTCTCTGTGGTCCACGCGGACCTCTCGAACGGTCGCGGCCCGTGGGAGTTCTTCGCCACGCAGCTGACCAGCGCGACGCCGACGCAGCGCGCCGACTACTGGTGGCGCGTCGAGCTGCAACTCCGCAACGACCGCGCTCCGGTCACCGCGATGCGCATCGTCCGTCGGCTGTACGACGCCGCTCGCTCGGAGTTGGCGTAATGAGCGCCGCCTCCGACGGCCGTCTCGACGGTCAGGTCCACGCGATCCTCGGCAAGCCCTGCGACCCGACCGGCGCGTTCATTCGCACGCTCGGGCACATGGGGATCACCGAGACTGACCGCGCGGAGTTCGTCGCAGCGTACAACGCCGCGTACACCAAGGAGTGCGAGTCGATGAGGAAGGAGGGACGGCTGTGACCGCCTCCCAGCTCACCGCCCTGGTCGTCCTGTTCGCGCTCTGCACCGCGCTCGCAGCCTCGATGAACGCAGCACTGCCCAATTGCTCGGCCGCGGACATCCTGACCAGGGCAGGCAACAACGCCGCGATGGCGATCTCGTACCTCGGGGAGGAGTCGTGAGCGCTCGACGAATCGTCCTGCGTCGCCAGTACCTGAGCTGGCTGACAGCCTCTCGACGTCCGCTGTGGTCGTTCGCAAAGTGGCTGCGCGCCAAGGCGGTGCAGCCATGAAGCGCCCACTCCCCATCATCGACGTCGGCCAGCAGTTCCTCTCGTTCGCGCGTGACGAGCGCCCTACACCGCCGCCCGCTCCACGGTTCGCCGCCGACGAGACGGGACGCGCGTGGATCCTGGCGAAGGGAGGACGGTCGTGAAGGACGACGCCGCGACGATCAGGATGCTCAAGCACGATCTCGCGGAGGCCGAGGACGGATTGCGCAAGTTCGCAGCCGATCTAGAGCGCCACCCGGCCAGCGCGTTCGAATGGTCCGGTCCGGCATTCGAGGCTGCCGCCGTCAAGTTCGTGTTCACCAAGGTACTGGGCATGCTGAAGGAGTCTCCGCACCTAGATGTACTCGACAAGGTCCAGCGCGAGGTCGTGATGCGCGCCAAGCGGGGCAGCCGCTCAACGAGCGACGCGTCGAACCTGATGCAGGCCGAGGTCATGACGGCATGGGCGCGGGCTCTGGACCTGCTGCAGTACACGGAGCGTGCGCCATGACCATCACCCAACTCCTCTACTACCTCGCCGGCGTCGCGACCTGCTACGTCGTCATCGGTCGGCTCGCCAGAGTCGCGCGCTGGTTCCGGAGGTCGCCATGAAGCGCCACCTCGCCAACGCGCTCCGCTACCACCTCATCGCAACCGTCGCGCTGCTCCTGTGGCTCGACAAGGACCGCAAGTGAATCGACATACGCTCCCGGGCAAGGCGGCGCCCTGCTTGGCGGTGCCGGGCTTGGCAAGCCGTGGCACGGCTCGGCTGTCCGATGCACTGCACTCCACACCAAGGGTTTCTCTATGACTGCAGCTCTCGATCTCGACCTATCCGACATTCACACCCGTCCGACGATGGACATGAAGCCGTTCCCGCTCGTCGACGTCGGCCCGCTCCCCGGTGCGTGCGAGCAGACCTTCGTCGGCCAGCCGCCGCCCGAGCGCCTGCCGTACGCCCGACCCGCTTGCATCCTGCCGAGCCTCGACGAGCTAGTCGACGCCGACGGGGTTAGGCTCGAGGAGAAGCTGAGCGACTTGGCTGCCAATGTCGCCGGTGATTCGCATTGCTCCGACGACGACCTGTGGACGTTGATGGGATCCAAGATGCATGTCAGGGCCATCGCACAGCAGCTCGGCGCCACCGAGATGGCGCTCGCGTCCCGCGACGAGCGGATCGAGCGCCTCGGGCAGACCACTGCGCAGCTGTCAACCGACCTGCGCCGGACGCTGGACCAGCTGACGATCGCCCAGGGCGTCGCCGCAGCGCTGCAACGCAAGCTGGACGGTGCGGACCGGGCCGTGTCGACCACGGCCGCCGAGCTCTACGCCGAGCGCAATCGGACCTGCGACCTCGAGTTGCACCTGCGCGTCGAACGTCAGCGCCTCGAGCGCGAAGCGATCCTGCACAACGAGAACATGACGCGCCTCATCAAGCGCACGGCCGAGGTGTGCCGGCTACAGAAGGATGTCGCGCGGTTGACCGAGGATTGCAACGTGCTGCGGGCCGCGCTGGAGAAGTGCGAGAGGGGTGGCAAGTGAAGGTCTCGCTTACAACGCACGATGGGCCACGACTAGTCGTGGCGAAGGTGTTCGGAGACTGGTGTGTTCACTCGGTGTTCTCCATCGAGTACGGGTCATTGCAGGCGGGCCTCGATGGCTTCCGTGTGTCTCACGTTCCGACCGGGTACAGCATAGCTAGCCTCGCCGACGACATGACAGAGGCTGACGCGGTCGCGGTCGCTAAGTCACTCAACAGGGCGAAGCTGGACGTCTATGACTCCGACGCTGTGTGCATCGCCCAAGCTGCAGTCGGTGCTGCTCTCTCGGAGCCGCCGACCTGACTCTTCCGCCACCCCTCGTCGCCTGACGTTGGAGGCATCTGCGAACGGCGGCGAGGGCTGGCACTACTTTTCACAGGGGGACTGCAATGAACAAGGACAACTGGGCTGCGGTGTACGACGAGAACGGCAGGCACATCGCGACGAGGAACGGTCGCGGCGAGATGAAGTCACTGGGCTACTCGGACGAGTCTCCGCCGCACGTGGCACTCGAGATCCGCGCGGCGGAGCTGGCGCTCGGTGCGGACAACACGCTGGCCGAGCACGACGGCTACATGGCGCACTTCGATGGGAAGGACCCGTCCGACGATGGCTGGGCCGGTTGGCTCGAGCGCGAGATCGGGACCGGACTGACCGATCTCGAGCGCGAGAACGAGGAGCGGATCAAGGATCGGGTCAAAGAGGAGCTCGGCAAGCTGCCGCAAGATCCTCCGCCGCCCGAGTGGCAGGCGAAGGTGCACTCCGAGTGCGACAAGATCGACGCGGCACACTTCGACCTGCAGGCCGAGTCGTCGCTCGACACGATCGACCAGTCCGAGCCGGCGCCCGCGCCCGAGGCGCAACTCCACGACGTGCACAGCGACGACGAGACGACGCACGTGGGCGAGGCGCCGGTGGTGGTCGATGCACTCTTCGACCAGACGGAGAGCGAGTCGTGAGTCGCCGCGGCAAGATGATCAGCTCGGTCCATCAGGTCGCGTGGCATCGCAACGGCGTCGGAGGCGAAGGCTTCCACGCGGTTGTGTTCGACACCGAGACCGAGCACTGCGCCAAGTGCAATGGGTTCGCGACTCTCGGCATCAACGGGCTAAAGCAGACCGTGTGCATGTCGTGCGGTCCGACGTCGGCGGAGACGTCAGCAACGAGGATGGTCGCGATCGTGTTCGACGGGCCGGGTCAGGTTGCCGTGCTCGACATCGCCAAGCTGTCCGACCCGGCTGTCGGCGTGGCGTTCGGCGAGAACTCGTGGCGCGGTGACCAGTACGAGGCCGAACTGAGGTCGGCCATCAGCACCGAGGATTCCGATGGGTCTGTGCGCATCGGCCCGTTCGCTGTTCCGACCAAGCGGAAGGCCAAGCCATGACCTGGTCCACCGCCGACGCGCTGACCTACGCGCACCACCTGCTGGACTGCCCGATCGATCCCGACAAGTCCGGCACCACGCGACTGGCCGAGGCGTTCTTGGCGCTGCATGCGGAGACGGTGCGGTTGCGGCTCGCCGAGACCGACCGGCTGATCCTGCAGACGCTCGCGTGGGATCGGCAGGCTGGCGAGACGTGGCCGGTCGCGTGCGAGGTGATCCAGAAGTGGATCGAGAGGAATGGGCTGTGAAGTTTTCGCCGATCCATCCCGGTTCGGACTGCGCACCGCTGGTCGAAAGCCAGATCCTAACCGGCGCGCAGCGAGACCGCAATGCAGGTACGCGCGAGAGCGATGCCCTGCAGCTGGGATTGATTGGCGTCTCTTCTCGCCGGCCAGCACCGAACCCGTCGACGTGTCCTGCCCCCTGCGCGTCGATGGCCCCCACGGTTCCGGGCCGGCACTTCTCCAGTCGACCGGCCTCGCACGTCCTCCTTGTCAGCTGTGCGTTCGCTGGGGTCGGTAGGTCGCAAGCTGCGCCTGTGCAGTGGAGATCGCAGGAGGTGGGGCGCCGCACCATGTCTCGTGGCGCAACTTTCTTTCGAGTGAGGAGATGAGATGACCGCACGACTGCTCGATGTGACGCCAGACGCCTATCATCAGCTGCCAGGGCTCTCGAAGTCGTACGCGACCACGCTCATCCAGCGCTCTCCGCTGCACGCGTGGCAGGAACACCCGGCGCTCGGCGGCGGCACCAAGAAGCCCACGAAGCTGATGGACCGCGGGGCGGTCCTTCACGCGCTCGTGCTTGGCAAGGGCGCCAGCTTCGCGCCGTGCCCGTTCGACGACTGGAAGACCAAGGCAGCCCAGAAGACGCGGGACGACTACCGCGCGGCCGGACTGATTCCGGTGCTCAGCGAGGACCTGCACGCCTACGAGGTTGCAGCCAAGGCGATCCGCGCGCGTCTCGAGTCGTCGGGTCGGTTTCTGGCCGGCAAGAGCGAGGTGGCGATCGCGTGGCAGGAGCCCTCGAGCGTCGGCCCGGTCGACTGCCGGTGCATGATCGACCACCTCGACGTCGAGCAGGGGCTCTCGTACGAGCTCAAGATCAAGGACGACGTCAACCCGGAGAAGATTGAGGCGTCGACCGAGCGTGAGCTGTACTCGATCGGCGCCGCCGCGTACATCCGCGCGATCGCCGCTCTATATCCGGACCTCGCCGGCAAAATCGAATTCCGCTACGTGTTCGCAGAGCCGAACCCGCCCTACGCGATCTACGCACCCGAGCCGGACGGCGTGTTCCTCGAGGCCGGAGAGAAGCACTGGATGCGCGCCGTCGACGTATGGGGGCGATGTCTGAAGACGCAGTTCTGGCCCGACTACCAAGAGTTCAAGTACATCAGCCGCCCCCAGTGGGCGTTGCGGAAAGATGGGTACGCCTACAATGAGTGACCGATTCGACGACGAGCCCGTGGACGTCGACTTCGAGGATCAGGGCGACGAGGACCAGCCCCGCGCGAACCAACTGGTTCGACGCAGCTTCGAGGGCGTAGCGACCCTGATGAACAACGCGGCCACGCAGGCGCTGACCGCGAAGGCCACGGCCGACATCAATGCGCGCTGGATGATCGCGATGCACCGGCCGCGGCAGCTGATGGACGTGCGCTCGGACATGCTCAAGGAGTGCTCGCGTCCCAAGTTCGCAGGGAGCGCGATCTACGCCGTGCCGCGAGGCAAGACGATGATCCGCGGGCTCTCGATCCGCTTCGCCGAGGCGGCCATGAAGGCGATGGGTAACATGGGCGCCGAGGCTCAGACGCTCTACGACTCCGAGGAGGAGCGCACCGTGCGCGTCACGGTAACCGACTTCGAGGGCAACACCGCGTGGTCTCGCGACCTGACCATCAAGAAGACCAAGGAGATCCGGTTCCTCAAGAACGGGCAGAAGCCGATCCGCCAGCGCACCAACAGCTACGGCGACACGGTTTACATCGTCGAGGCCACGGAGGACGACGTCACGACGAAAGAGGCCGCGCAGATCAGCAAGGCGAGCCGGACCGGCATCCTCCGACTCGTGCCAGCGTGGCTGCTCGCCGAGTGCCAGGAGCGGTGCGAGCAGACCATGGCGAACAAGGCCGCAATCGACCCCGACGCCGAGCGCCGCAAGGTGTTCGACGCGTTCGCCGGGCTCAACGTGAAACCGTCATGGCTCGCGGACTGGCTCGGTCACCCGCTGGAGCAGGCGACGCCCGCGGAGATCGTGCTCCTGCAGCAGCTCTACCGAGCGATCCGCGATGGGGAGACGACGCTGGACGACGCGATGAAGTCTCGCAAGGCGCAGGCAGAGAAGCCGAAGGTCGAGCCGCAGCAGAGTGGTGTCGCCGCGGCAGCCAAGCCACGACCGGCGCGCGCCAGCAAGCAGGAGCATGCCACTGCCACCGACGGCCCAACGCCAGAGGAGCAGGCCGAGATCGCGCGGCTGGAGAGGGAGGGAAAGTAGCATGACAAAGCCGATCACAATCTCCACACCGGTTCTCGCAGCCATCATCAAGTGGTCGTATCAGGAATCTGACCGACCACATCTGCGCACGGTGCTATTCGAGAATGGTCGAGCGATAGCGACCGATGGGCACCGTCTCGTTGTACTTCCGATCAAAACGAACAGCCATCGCCTGCTCGTGGACAGCCAGCATCTTGCGGCTGCGATCGCCGCCCAGCGCGACCTGAAAGTTACCCGTGCCGAGCGCGAGATCGGCATCGAGCCGTCTGGACCAAACGTCACGCTGACGATCGACAAGGGCATCAGCGTGACCGTCCCGGCGCGCAATCCCGAGAGCTTCCCACCGTGGTCGCAGGTCATTCCTAAGGTCGACCAGGACGCTAAGGCGCCGCACGGCTACATCCTGGATCCGCGGTACCTCGCCGCTATCGCCGAAGTCAACACGGCGCTTGCTCCACATGCACAGCGCGGCGTACGAGTGGTCGCTTGGTCGCCGACCGACGAGGACGGCCAGCAGCTCGGCGCGATGCTGTTCGAGGGATATGAGGGTGTTCGGTTCGTCGTGATGCCGATGAGGTGCGTGTGACCCTTACCTGGCGCATCTCCGCCCAGACCGCCGCGGGCAACGAGGATGACGCGGCAAAACCGGTGTGGGCCGACGGCATCCCGCTCTGTGACGGATCGTGTCCTCTGTACGACGGCAAGCGCTGCACCGCTACCGGGTCTCGCCCGCATGGAATCTGTGAGCCCGTTGTGGCGCAGATGGCGAAGATGCTCACGGAGGGGCCCAGGTGAACGACGACCTCGACAAGGACGGGCGTGGTCTGGCCTACGAGAACGGATTCCGCGATGGGCTCAAGGACGCGCGTATGGACCTTCAGGCTCGCATCGCCGTGCTTGAAGCCGACCGCGCCGAAGCCGTGCTCACAGTCGAGACGCTCAAAGAGCAGGTGGCTGAGGTGGCCAGCGTGGTTCGCGAGATCGAAGCGCGCACGGTGGAGGCGGTCGCGACGTGGCTGGACGGATTGGGAGACTACGAGATCTCGAAGTGCGCCGCCGACGTCCGTGCCGGCGCGTGGAGGCCCGAGTGACCGCCTTCGCCCTCACCGTCGTTGACCTCGACGTCTCGCACTACCGAACCCTCCGCGCGATCGCCGACAACCCGCGCCACCACGTCCAGCCGCAGCGCCTCGCCCTGTTCCGTCGCCTGGGCCTCGTCATGCCCAGCGAGCCACCGCGCGAGCCTCACGAGGGCAAGCGCAAGGTGCCGGTCCGGGCGCACGAACTGACCGATCTCGGCAAGCAGGCGCTCGAGCGTCACGAGGCGAAGCACGGGCCAGCAGTGGCGCCGCCGACTGCGCATCGGCCGGTCGGGACTGGGTATGCGTCGCCGCGAGTCTCGTACGTTGGATCGACGGCCAAGAGAGGAGGGGCGCCGTGAGTGACATCGTATGCTGCCCGCTCGAGTCCGGAGACGGCGAGTCACCTGAATTATTCTCGTCGAGCACAGTCACGGCCGCCAAAGATCACAGATGCACCGAGTGCCGCGAGACGATCGCCAAGGGCGCGCGCCACGAGGTCGTCCGTGGCATGTGGGACGGCTCGTGGTCGACGTTCCGCACGTGCCTGTCGTGTGTCGAGATTCGTGACCACTTCGCGTGCGAGGGCTACATCTACGGCCAGCTGTGGAGCGACCTCGAAGAGAACTTCTTCCCCGACATGAAGGCGGGCGGCCCGTGCATGGAAGGGCTGTCGCCCGAAGCCAAGGCGCGGCTGTTCGACCGCCGCATGAAGTGGCTGCTGGAGCAAGACCAATGACCGTCGAACCACCAACCCGCATGCCCATGCCGCGCGTCCTGGTTCTGTCGTTCATGGCAGGGCTGAGCATGGCGGCGGGGCTGTCATGCAGGCTCTACGTTGAGGAACTCGAATACACCCTCGGCATCGTCGGAGCACAGGAGAGAGCATGAGCGAGAAGATTGATCTGGAGAAGCTGGAGCAGATTGCGCGCGATTGGGCCGATGAGGATGCCGAGTGGTATCCGGGGCAAGGTCCGGCCGAGACGCTCGCCCTGATCGCCCGCATCCGCGAGCTGGAGTCTGCGTTCGGAGAGTTGCTCGCGGAGGTAGAGGAGCGGTCCGAGAACCCTGCCTGGTACGCCGAGCAGAACGAACTCCTCAACCGCGGCACGGTTCTCCGATGAGCGACTTCTACGCCGACCGCGTCGAGCGCTCCCTGCTCGACCGCTACCTCGCCGACGTCCGTCGAGGGCACCCGCGCTGGACATGGGCGCGCCAGATCGCAGCCGCGCTGGGCTGCCTCGACAGGAGCCGCCGATGATCCGCGACGAGATGCGCGACGCATGCGACCGAGAGATCGTCGCGTTCGAGCCGACGTGCCAGGGGCGCGTCAAGCTCACCCAGGCGCACCTTTCTGACGCCAAGGGCGAGACCTCTGCTGAGCTTCGACAGGACATTCTCGCAGAGGCCAGGATCGGCTGCTGTCAGAAGTGCGGGTGCCTCGAGGCAACGGCCTGGTTCGAGAAGCGTGGCGACATCGAGTACGTCGTAGCGCAGTGCGCTGAGGATCCGAGCGCGGCGTTTCTCGGGCATCGGGTCGAGCCGGATCCGGGGAGAGCGAAGTGAGCGAGGCTGACGCGGCAATTGGCTGCTGGACCAAGGGACCGCCACCTGGTCGCGGCCGCTACTGGGTCGTCTGGGCCTTGCGCTCCGGCGTCAAGGTCGAGGCCGTCGAACTGAGCCCAGCGCTGATCTACTACGCCGACCCCAACGCGAGGCTGCTCATCAAGACGATGTGGGGCGCGGCCTACGAGTTCGAGGCGAACAAGGCCGACATCTCTCATCACATGCCGCTCGATCCGCCGGAGGCGCCATGACCTTCTCACGCCCCGCCATCGAGCGCCTGATCGCCACCGTCGAGAGCGGCCTGCAGGTCGGCGAGTTGGGGCCGTATGCGGAGGGGTTGAGGGCGTGCTTGGAGGAGGCGGACGGCTGGCGGCGCAAGGCCGAGGTCGCGCTCAAGCTGTTTGGTGAGACGCAAGATGATGTCGCCCGCCTGACCGCCGAGCGGGACGGGATGGCCGCGGTTGTTGAGGCGGCCGAGCGGTGGGTCGACAACGGATCGGCGGACCTGACCGGAGCCGTCGACGCGTGGCGCGCCAGGAAGGCGGGTGGAGGGTGAGGCGCAAGAAGACGAATCCAGAGCAGCTCGGCCTCGACTACCACCGGACGATCCGCGCACCCTCTCAGGAGGAGCGCCTTGCCGCATTCTCTGAATCACTCAGAACTCGTCGTGAATCCCGTGAGCGAGCACGCGCGGAATATCTCGCGCAGCCGGTCGCTCTACCCACAGCCGTAGACCTTGGCATCCCAGCGGCTCCACTGCGACCTGAGTCCGTCGCTGCATCCCGCGCACGCCGTATCCCGACCGTACCAATAGCAGTCACGCTTACCGACGCAATAAATGGCCAGTCATTCCACGGCTCACAGTTGTTGATGCTCACAGGTGACTCACACATCGCCGAGCGTGCCATCCAACTCGCAATTCGCGTCGGATGGATCGAGCGCGGCAACTTCGACCCGTCACGCGAGCAGCGGGCGTTCGGCGCCGGCGGCCTGGACGGCAAGGCGCTGCTGAAGGTCGGAGCCGAACACCACCCACCGCTCTGCTTCCACTACCTTACAGTAACCACGAAGTGGCTCGAGGTCGATCATGTGCACGAGATGCTCATCGGCGGGGGCGTGCTGTGACGCTCGAGGAGCTTGTCGAGAAGTACGGCCTAACTCGCGACGAGGAGCGCAGGATCGAGATCTCCGGCCTGTTCATAAGCCGCGGTGTCGAGGGTTGTGATCGGTTCTTTCTGTCTCCGCAGTGGCACAACAAACTGGCGCGGATTGAGGCGAAGAAGTTCGGCCGGTGCATGATGTGCTTTCGCTGGCAATCGGTATCCGGGAAGTCGAAGTGCGCGCTCTGCATCAAGAGGACCGCCGATCAGCAACGCTCGCCATCCGGTCGGGCATCTCATCTTGAGGCCCTCCGCAAGTCGAACGCGAAGATCCGAGAGCGGCTAGAGCGCCTGGGAATTTGCACCTCGTGCCGTAGGCGTCCTGCGCGACCAAACCGGGTCGGCTGTCAGCAGTGCAAAGACGACGCAGATCGACGGAGACACGAGAAGCGCGAACAACTACGCAGGCAAACAGGAGTTATTTCATGACCGCCCCACGCCTCACCGTCCGCCTCCAGCGCGCGCTGATCCGCCTGCTCTGGGACTCGGTCGCCGACAACGCCGAGTGCACGTGCGCGCCGAAGGACCGCTGTCCGCAGTGCGATGCGATGCTCGCGCTGGGGCTTGGCAGGTGGAAGGGACCAATATCGGCGCAGAGGAAGCTGATCGAGAAGGGTGCTCGTATCGGAGGGCGAACGACGTGACCGTCCCATGTTCATCCTGCAGCGGTACCGGCCATCGCGAGCTGACAGTCGTCGAGCGCGACACGATCGCCGCGGTCGGCAAGACCTGGTCGCCGACGTTCGCGATCAGCAAGCGGCTCAAGCGCATCCAGGGGTACGAGACGTCGATCCCAGCGCTGGCCAATCGGCTCGTCGCACTGCTCGATCTCAAGCTGGTCGAGCGCCGGGCGAGGGATGGGAAGTCGTTCGAGTGGAGGGCGCCGTGATCCTGACGGTCAATCAATATCTTGACGTCAGGCGTAGACTGATCGATCTCGGGCACGAAGGCGACTATGAATGGTCGGAGAACCTGAAACCGCCGTCGACGCCAGATGCTCTGTCCTGCGAATTTACCTGGGTCGTCTTGAACAGCGGCATGAAGAACACGGTAGCCCGCAAGATCATGGATCGCGTATGGCCACTGCTTATCGCCGACCAGTCGATCGCATCGGCGTTCGGTCACAAGGGCAAGGTCGCCGCGATCGAGCGAGTCTGGAGACACCGCGAAGACTATTTCACGTGCTTCAATATCGCCACGGACAAAGTAGCGTGGTGCGAATCGCTGCCCTGGATCGGCGGCATCACGAAGTACCACCTAGCGAAGAATCTCGGCGTCGACTGCGCGAAGCCTGATCGCTGGCTGGTCAAGCTGGCCAACGAGTCCGGCGAGTCCGTCGAAGGCCTGTGCGGTCGCCTCGCTGCGGCGACCGGAGATCGGGTGGCCACCGTTGATGTCGTTCTATGGCGAGCCTGCGCAGTCGGAATCCTAACGCCTGGAGCACCGCCGTGACCACCTCCGCCGCGCTGCTCGAGGCCAAGCGATGAGCCGCCCGCTCACCGTCGACGATGTGCCGATGCTGGTGGAGGCGCTTGCGAGGCGACTGGAATCCGGAGGAACCTTCGCGCCGGGAATCGGCGCACGTGGTCAAGGAGACCAATGCGACGAAGAAGCGAAGGACCTAAAGCATATGGACCTTACAAGCACGGAGACAAGTGGCGCATCCAGTTCGTTGCAGGACGCGGAGTCGATCGGACGTCGACATATGAGGCGTTTGATACGTGGGAGCAGGCCGAGCGCTGCCGAGCAGCCGCGACTGACGAAGCGCAAGGCGTCACGGTGAGCGACGCCATCGACGCGTTCATCGCCGCAAAGCTCGCCGGTGGACTGCTCGAGTATACCGTTGACGGGTATCGCAACGTGCTGACCACGATGCTCGGTCACGTCACGCGGCGACCGGTTCGCTATCTGGTCAACCGCGGCGTCGAGCTCTACCTGAGAGCCCAGACGTATCCGGTTGGCCACAAGCGCGCCGGTCAGCGGAGGTCGGCCGCGTACCACCAGGCGGCGCTCGAGCGTGCACGCGACCTCGGCCGGTTCTGCGTCAAGCAGAAGTGGCTCAAGGTAAACCCGTTCACGGAGGTCGAGAAGATCGGCCGGCGCAACCACGGCTCGGACAAGGTCCGGCTGACCGTGGACGAGTCGCGCAAGCTGTATGAGTGGTGCTTGGCGCATACCGACCAGAAGTACGCGGTTCTGACGTTCGGGTACCTACTGCTCGGTGCACGAGCCTCGGAACTGATCAAGCGCAACGTCCGAGACCTGGACGACGGCGGGCGAATGCTGTGGATCGGAAAGACCAAGACGCTTGCCGGCCAGCGCTGCCTCATGATCCCGGAGCCTCTTGCCGTCGCGCTGACCGCGCTCACGTCCGGCGCGGCGACTGATGCTCCGATCTTCACGGACGAGCACGGTTGCCGCATGAGCCGTCAGATGGCGCGCATCCGGGTGCTCGAGGTCTGCGCCGCGGCGGGCGTGACGCAGGTGTCGCCGCAAGCACTACGCCGCACGCAGGCAACGCTCGCGACCACGGCCGGAGCGACCGCGTTGGACGTCGCCCGTCACCTCGGCCATGCATCGACCGCGATTGCCGAGCGGTCGTACATCGATCCGACCGCAGTCACGACGGCGAGGACCGAGCGGGCGCATCTCCGGCTGGTCCGGTAGCTGGAGAAAGTATGGAGACAGAACGCATCCGGTCAGCGTTAGTCATCGGTTTCTCGACGAAGATTCGCGGTTCGGATCTACACTAGCAGTACACGGTCTATGGGAACGCACGACGACAACAACCACAAATCAATCTCCACGGATGCCGATTCCCCGACGAGCGAGCCCATGGAGAAACGATCCAGATGGCAGGGACTGAAGCGCCCAGCCGCCCGTGAACCAGCGACCTGCACGAACTGCAGCGACGCGTTCATGGCCCTCAGGCACGCGCGTCGTATCTCAGAGAACAGATTCTGCTCCAGCCGCTGCGTAGCCCAACACGCTGCTGCCACAGGCAAGTTCGCTGGAGCGAACAATCCGCGCTGGCTCGGAGGCGTGTCGACCGACAACATGAGGTACCGGAGGAGATCGAAGGAGCGTAACCCGGTCCACGAAGCTGCGCGCCGTGCCGTCCAGGTCGAGATCCGGTCCGGGCGCCTCGTTCGCCAGCCGTGTGAGAAGTGCGGCGCCGACAAGGCACACGCGCATCACGATGACTACTCGCGCCCGCTCGATGTGCGATGGCTTTGCCGGACGCATCACGACGAGCATCACCGCCTGATGGGCGACAAGCAGAGCGGAGCGAAACCCACTGGTACCTGAAACCGGTGGGAATCGACGACGAGTACAGCGTTCAGGTTCACCCAGCGAGAGAGAATCAAATGAACCCGAAAGAGGCACCGACGACAATGGACGAGCATCGAGAACGAGATCATCGCGACACTGGGTCCGACGACCGACGACAACCGGGCGGCGCGGATGAGTTTCCCCCCGTTGTCACCACCGAGCACGGTCCGTTCTGCCGCAACTGCGGAGACCCGTTCAGCGAAGCCGAGGGCAACCTCAAGTTTCGCGGGGCCGTCGGTCCGCGCTGGCGCCCGTGTCCAAATCCCTCGCCAGGGAGGCCGCTGGTCGACTGCGGCATCGGAGGCCACATGTACACGCTGAGCGATCTGCCGGAGGCGCCGACCTATGACTGACCTGCCCGGATACGACGCATGGAAGTGCCGCGAACCAGACTTGGCCGCGGAGAATGCGACCGAGCACGTCGACATCGACGAGCCCTCTGATTCGTCAATCGAGCGCCTGCTTGAGGACGCGAGGCTCGGCGACACCGTGGCCAGTGTGACGCTCGTCGAGGCGTGCGAGCGAGCCCTCGACGCTGAGTCTTCTGAAGAAGAAGCGCGGAGCGCGAGACAGCACATCCGCGACTACCTCAGCAGCCCAACGCTGACCACCACCCGCCCCACGCAGAAGGATGGAACCCCGTGAAAGAGAAGAACCCTGTAGAGACCGCGATCGACCGCTACCATTCGTCCATGCTCGACATGACCGTTGCGCGAGTCGCCAAGGAGATGGCTGGCCGCGACCTCGATGAGGCAAAGGCCAGGTACGAGTCCGCCATGGACCGCCTCGCCGCAACGCAGGACGCATCAGATGCGGCCAAGGTCGCGTTGCGCGAACGCTTGATGCAGGCGCTCGCTGAGTCGATCGCACCCACGCAGAAGGATGGATGAGCATGAGCGATGAGAACAAGATGGTCAGATGGCACAACAACGGACGCGGGCCGCGCGTTCTCGTAACGCTGGGCGGCGAGGACGTCATGATCGACGTTGTGCGCGCCAGGAATCTGTACGTTGCGCTCGGTCAGGTGTTGTACCAGATCGAGGCCAGCGGCGGACGCACCGATCCGAGAGGAGATCACAGGGAATGAAAGTCATCGTGTGCAAGGACGACGACGCTGAGGCGCTGATCGCCAAGATGAAGCTCAAGGAGCGCGAACTGATCGACAGGTTCGCACAGCAGGACGCGCACCAGCGGTACGTAGCCACCGAGGTGACTCGCGGCCTGATGTACGTGCTCATCGACTGGCTGCAGGCGCAGGGGTTCAAGACATCATGACCATCACCACCTCTCAGCTCGACGAGCTCGAGCGACGAGCGCTTGTGCACAGAAACCACGGCAACAGCGCAACGATCAGCGTTCCACTTGACGTCACGCTCCAGCTTGTGGAGATCGCGCGCGCGGCGCTGGCGTGGAGCGAGCGACTCGACACAGTCGACGAGTACCGCTGGCATCCCTATGAGCGCGAACTGTATCGCGCATTGCGAGGCGCCCCATGACCACCGACGCACGCGCGCTCATCGAGGAGGGTCGCCGTCAGCTCGCGGTGCTGGAGACCAGCGGCCTGTCTCGGGTCCGCGCGGAAGCATGGGACTGGCTGTGCAAGCACCATGGCGAACTTATCGAGGGGTACAGCGCGGCGCTGGACGAGATGGAGCGACTGCGAACCGACCTCGCCGCAAGCCGACAGCGCGCCGGTGATGTCGAATCGGAGTTAGCCCGCGTCCATGCCGACACCTCGATGGTCGACGAGATCGGCCGTCTCCGCACCTCCCTCGCCGAGCAGGCCTTCCAGCTCGACTCCGCGCACCGCTACGCCAACGTCCTCGAGCGCGACAAGGCGGAGCTGTGCACGGCGAATGAGCAACTGCGCTCAGATCTGGAAGCCTCCCGCGCTATCAACCGCCACTACGAACAGGAGCACGACTCGTGGGGCGAGGCGTACAAGCAGCGCGCGGCGAAGACGGATGCAAGGATCAAGGAGCTGGAAGAGGAGGTGGATCGGATGCGGAAGGCGCTGCAGCGAGCGCACCTCCGCGAAATCAACAACCAATAGCCGCGACCGCGGTAGAATAGAGACGAGATGGACGAGACGAGATGCCAAAACTGCAACCATGAGATGACCGTTGCCGCCTCGTTCGGGGAATGGCGATGCGAGAACTGCGGGACATGGACAAGCGACCCGTTCCGGTCATCCACCGCCACCACCTGCGCCCGCTGCCACCACGCCTTCACCGCCAAGCCAGACGGCTTCGTCGACGCGGACCTCGAGAACGAGATCGCCGCGCACCGGGCAACGTGCTTCGTGGTGGGGGATGCCGTCAGGTGGCAGGTCGGCAGCCGCTGGCATGAGGGGACGATCGTTGCGCTCGGCTTGGACTCCGTGGAGATGAACTGCGAGCGCGGATACTTGACCGGGTACCCGTTCCCCATGGGCTACTATCGCAAGAACGTCCGCCGCATCCCGCGCCCGGGGCGGGATGTCGCGGCGCCATACGAGATAAAGGAGCAGGATGGCGACCTCGTGGTCATGACGCCGTCTGGTCCGATCAAGCTGACGACTGGCCCATTCGTCACGAAGTCCAAGCTCAGCGCCGAAGGACAGGCCACGTACGACCGACTCAAGGCGGAGTACGGTAGACCACCCGACCCGCTCTCCACGACCTACGACAACGTCACCCTCCGCGACCTACTCGCCGCCGACGAGACGTTCCGCCGCGAGCAGACGCTGATCTCCGACATGCCGCTGTGGTTCCGCATCCAGGACGGCCTAACGCCGACACAGCGCACGGCCGTCTCTGCTCACCACAGCGCCGAGCTGAAGACCAAGATCTCCGCGAAGAGGGAGGCGGAGCGGTGCGAGGTGTGCGTGGACCTGCAGTGCGAGGAGGATTTCGAGTGGTGAAGATGATGACCGACGATGAGCGCAACAACGTTGCGGTTCGCGATCGGCCGGCAGCGTGCCTCGCGGAAGTCCGCCGATGGCTTGCCGAACGTCGCGAGTGCAAGTTCACGGCGATGGAGCAGATCTGCGCCATGGACGACCTGTCCGGATGGGGCGCCAGCAATCTGCTGTGCGCGCTCATCGCCGTGCTGGAGAACGAGTAGATGGACCGACGCATCAACCTCGAATTTCAGCGCGTCGCCTTCACGGTGACCGCGACCGGCAAGCGTGTGGACGTTACGCGACGGACAAACGAGTCAGCCGAGGACTTTGCGCGCAGGCTCGGTGACGCTGTTCGTGAGGCGGAGACGCCTACCGCCCGGTCCACTTGATCGGCGCCACACTCCGGACGACCCTCCACGCGTGGCCATCGTGCGCATCCACCTCGACTCCCAGTCGTACGACCAGATCGACGCCACGATGGAGCGCTTCGGCTACCACCGCAAGATCCCGGGAACGCGCGACGACGAGG